TGGCGCCTGAGCGGGATCAGCGAAACGACGATCAGCATCATCGCGCCCGCTGGCGTCGAAGTCACCCTCGCGTACTACAAGTGATGTTCAGCCCACTCGTACATAACCCGTTCACCTGCCGTGGCGGCGGCATGGCGTCGGGCCTGTTTACCGCGAAGCAGCTCGGGCTGGATGTCGTGTTCTTTGCGCCGCTGCTGACGGCAATTACACCGACGATTGGATCGGGACAGACCTTCGTCCGCGCCACCACTGCCCTCGATCCCGACGACTACGCATCCGTGTCGTCCGGCACGGCGCGGTTCTCCGCCAACGGATGGTTTGGGGAGCCGCAGAGAACGAATCTGGCGTTGCGGTCGAGGGATTTCGATGACGGGTATTGGGTTAAGTCTGGCACGATCACTGCCACAGCGAATCAGACCGGAATAGATGGCGCTGCTAATACAGCGCACACGTTGACTGACAGCGATGCTGCGAGTGCTGCGTTCATCACCCACTCTTGGACGGTCGCTAACGACAATAATTCGCACACCGTTCAGATTTTCGTTCTCAAGGACAACGACGAGACGCGGTTCCCCGAGCTAGAGTATTACATATCAGGCGGAACGACTCTGGCCGAGCGTGTTCAACTTAATACTAAGACCGGAGATACGGGAGTACGCCTGACCTCTAATGGGTCGCATGTCGTTACCGACGATGGTGATTGGTGGCGCGTGTCGATAACGATTACGAACAACACCAGCGGTAATACTTCGCTTAATTTGCGTATTAAGCCCGCCGCAGGACACACGACTCTTGGGGCAAATCTCGATGCCACCCTGACCGGTAGCATTGTGGTTGATGCGTGTCAATTGGAGTCAAATGTCACATACCCGACGACATTCATTCCCACGACTACCGCATCAGTCACCCGCAACGCCGACGACCTGAGTTACACATGGCCGTCTGGTCTAGCCAACGATTTCGTTATCGCATTCGACTGGACGCCGAGCGTAGACGACCAGGGGACGATCTGGCTTCCCGGGAACTATACCGATGCCAGTAACGCTGTAGGAATACTCCACGACGGCACCAACATCATCGGCAGAAAGCGGATCGCCGGTGTCAACAACGACGCTACCAAGGCGCTGAACTACGTCGTGGGGACGACCTACGATATCAAGATGCGCCTTGGTCCCAACGGAACAGATATATGGGTCGATGATGTGAAGGGCACCGGAGACGCCACAGCCACAGATGCGACAGTAGCGGCTACGTTTGGCGTGGGGAATGACGGGAACAGCGCCAACTTCCAATCCGGCTCCATCAAGAACCTCCGCATCATCAAGGGCGACCTGTCCGACGCAGCAGTGGTGTCGTTGTAATGATCCTGGGGGAAATTCTGTTGAAACGGGGGAGCGATGAACGTCCATGACCTGATCCCATTCCTCGCGCCGCTGGCGACGACCAGGCCACCGGGCGGACACGGCCCGCAACTGAACACTACCCGGCTTATCGAAGCCTTCGTGATTGCGGCGTTTACGGCTCTGGCCAGCGGGTACGTCACCGGACAAGTGATGGAGGAACGTCTGGCAGCACTGACCAAACGTGTCGACAAGGTGGAGGAAAGCGCGGAAAAGGTGTGGACGGTGAACCGTCAGATCGAATACGCCAAGCGGATCGACGAGATGATGGGGCACCTTGACCGGGAGCTACGTGAAATGCGGTCCGAGCGGAAAGACAGGCTCAAGGATGCACGATGAGCCAGCGTATATCGCGTCATTTTTGGGAGCACGAAGTATCCCGCTCTCAGATAGCCGCACGCCACGGAATCGACAACACGCCGGGGCCGGTGCAGCTCGAAGCGGCCAAGATGCTGGCCGAAATGGTGCTGGACGACATACGCGATCACTTCAATGTGCCGTTCTCGCCGTCGAGCTGGTTCCGTTGCGAGGATGTCGAGCGGAGACTGACCTACGAAAACGGCTTCGAGTCCTGGTGTCGCAAGACGGGCCACCTCTACAACGAACGATCATGGCCCATCTACTTCGCGCTCAAGTCGCACCCCAAGGGCGAGGCGGCTGACATCGAAGTGCCTGGCGTTGCCAACGACGATCTGTGGGAATGGTGCCTGCAGAATATCCGCGAGTTCGACCAGTGCATTCGCGAGTTTCCGAAGGCTGGTGATCCGCGGTCCGGCTGGGTGCACGTGAGCTACCGGTCCGAAGGCAACCGTCACCAGGCCTTCACCATTCCATGAGCATTGACGAGTTTCTAAAGCTGCTGGACGAGCGCCGCATCGTCCGGCGGCTGATCTTGCTGTGGTGGGTAGTGATTTCGACCATCGTCCTGATTTGGGCTATGCGGCGATCGAACCTGACGCCCGAGGTCGTGGACCTGGTTGAAATCGTTTTCAGTGTCGCCGGTGTGATCTTCGGCCTGTACACGGCCGGGCGCACCTTCCACGAAACGCGCCGCTTCTGGCGCAGAGGTAGAGACCATGAAAGTGATCCTGAGAGCCCTGACGATCGCGTTGGTTAGCGCTGTACTGCTCGGCGGCTGCGCCGGCTACAGCAAGAACTATCGGCTCTATGTGCAGGGCTGCCAAGACCCCGGGAACCAGAAAAGTCTCGAGGTACCGGTGCCCGGTGCGAGCCAACCGTTGCGCGTCAACGACGGCTGCACACTGACCGCACCGACAGATCCGACGGGCGTGCTGGTCCAGGCTGGGACGACGCTGGCGGTCGGTTTCCTGAATGCCGGCGTGCAGTATTACGGCATCCAGCAAAACAACAAGACCACGCAGGTGCAATCGCAATACAACGCTGACATCTTGAAGGCTGCGTTCGGAGCGGCGGGCCAGCAGTTCAGTGCCGGGGGCAATATCAATTTCACCGGCAATGACGGTAGCGCTGGCAACGACACCACCACGAACCCGCCGCCCGCTTCTACCGGGTCCAGCGGTGGTTCCGGTGGTACGACCGATCCGGCGCCCGCGCAGTGATCAAGTACCTCGCCCTCGCCGTCGGGATGGTGCTCGGCGGCGTGGGCGGCTACTGGACCGGTCACATCGCTGGGAAGCAGGTCGGCCAAGCGGAAATGGCGTCGGTTTGGAATGAACAGGCCGCTACGATGCTAAAGGACCGCCGGGATCGTGGTATCGCCTCTGAGCGCGCACGCGCCCAGCGCGAGATTGCGCGCCTGAAACGCTCCTTGCGCGTCATTCGGCAGACCGAGGAACAGACCGATGAAAACTGCTCGACTCGTCCTATTGACCCTTGCCTGCGCCGCTACATGGAGCTGCGCGACGGCGCCGACGCCGAAGGTGCACCAGGTCATTGAGTTACCGGCGGTAGTCGCGGACTCGCCGCCGGCGCCGTCCATCGCACCGCCGCCAAAGGGGTCGCCCGACGACAACATGCTCGAGGCCGTGCGCATCATCGAGGAACGGCTACGCTGGGGGGATGACCGCAAGGACCAGCTCGATAGCATTCACAGCGAGTTGGAGGCGAAGTGAAGCTGCTCGGGGTCGAGGCCGGGGCCAAGACCATCTCGGCCGTGGTGGCCGCGGTGGTAGCGATCGTCGGCGCGACGCTGGCGGTCGACCACACCTACCTGCGCCAAGCGGTTGCCGCTGAGCTGCGCGAGCAGGACCAGGCATCTACCGCGCTCGTGATCACGAACATCGAAATCGAGCGGATCACGGACCAGTTGGAGCGCCTCGCGCTGACCGAGGAACGGCTGAACAGCCAGGGGCAGAACCTCCCGCCCTACGACGTCCGCCGCCGGGAGCTTCTGGTGCAGCAGCTCGGCGTGCTCTATCAGCGGCAGACCAAGCTCCTTGAGCGTGCCGGTGAGTGAGCCGGTGGCGGGAGCTCGCTGATCGAATCGGCTTGTGGGTGTGGGCGCTGATGATCTGCCCGCCGGCGACGCGCGGCCCGGCCACGCCCGACGAGTGGGTACGGGAGCTGGCGAACCTGCACGACTGCTCAGAGCTGGAGGTCTTTGGCATGGCTGCCCGGTTTGCCGGCCTCCCGGACCATCCAGCAGTACTCGAGGCCGACTACAACGCCTGGTGGCGGACCGGGAACCTCCCGGAGTACGTCAGGGGGTACGTGTACCAGCACTGCTGATCGTCCACTCCACAAGATCCTTCGTAGGCCCTCCCGGTGGGCCAAACATGACCCCGGCCTCTCCATGCACCCTGCCAGCCAACACACCGAGCACCTGAGCGAAAGCATCTAGGTCAAGCTCCTGCCGGTGCCCGCCGTAGCGATCCATCACCACGCAGCGTAACGACCAGCCGAACTCATCGACCGAGTACAGGTAGTCGATGATGAGGTCGAGCTTTTCTGGCGTCAGGCGGTGCGTGTCCTCGATTTCGTAGACCACCACTTCTTTGGCCTTCTCGTCCACCAGGAAGGCGTCAGGCACGATCCGATCGTGCGGGCGTTCCTTGTACCAATCCTCACCGATCGCTTGTCTGAGCGCCTGTACGAAGCGATCCGTCTGCACGCGCCCGTCCTCCATCTTGAGCATCTGCGCAACGACTTGGGACATGGTGAGTTTCACTGGAAGGGCTGCAGCCATTGTCACTATCCTCTGCAACGTATTGATATATATAGGTGCGAAATGCACCCGCTCGCGCACTCAAGTTATTGATTCTACGACAACTGACTTCTGAATGGGGTTGCGGTGGTCGGAGGTTCGAATCCTCTCGCCCCGACCAAAATCAATAGCTTACGGCGCGTCAATTTCCTGCCGTCACTATATGTCACTTCATGTGAGAATCAGGCCACCGAACACGTCTGTGTACTCGCGCTCGTGGCGGCTGAGATAGACCTTTGTCTGACGCACATCCTCATGCCCGAGTAGTTGTTGAATCTCCCTCTCATCGAGCCCCGCCTTTCGATATAGTTCTGCCCCGAGCGCACGAATCTCGTGGAAGCTCGGCGGCGTTCTCCCCTCTGGTAGTGTATCGTACAGTCCGGTCCGATCCCGCGCCTCTTTGAACCCGCGCGTCAGGCTCTCCGGTGAGAGCCGGTGCGCCATGCGTCCCTTGCCCGCCCTCACGGGCTGATGAATGATCCATTGCGAGGCCACGCCATCATTCAAGCACCGCTCCAAGACTGCACGCAGCGGCGGTCCGACGTGGAAGCGTATTGCGGCACCGGTCTTGGATTGGATCACCTGCAGCGTCTGTGCCTCCCGCTCGTAGTCAGTCCGGCGCCACTTGGAGATATCCGCTCTGCGCGCGAGAGTGTGGAGCGCCAGATCCATCCCATTCTGGATCGACGTACCGACCTTGGGCAGCTCGCTCGCTGCCGTCCAGATCGCACGGTAGGCGTCGAGCGTCAGACGTTCTCGTGAGACCTTCGTACGGCGCGTGAGAGTGTCAGGCCAGGGGTTATAGGGCCGTTCGCCGAGCCAGCCATGAACGATCATGTACCGCCACAGCACATTGCATTGAGTGCGGTAGTGGTTCGATTGGTAGGGCGTCATTGCACTCAGGAACGCCGAGCACTCTCCCAGCGTGATGGTGGCCGGCACACGGTCTCCGAAAGCCTCCCGAATCTTCTTCTCTTTGTCGCGCCAATCCCGCTTCGTAGCAGGCGCTAGTTCGCGCTCACGCATGATCACGTCAAGGTGTTTATCAAGGAATGCGCTCACAGTGCGCCCGGCGTCGCGTGTCACGCGATCAGCCAGCGAGCCGTAGAAGTGGCGATTGAGCTCCAGCGCGGCGCTTACCGCAGCCTGGCGATCCTGCCCGACACGAACCTCCTTGCCGTCCGGACGCCGATAGCGGTATCCGTGCTCGTCAACGTACAAGTGTGGTGGCAGGTCACGGTTGCGGGGCGAGCGGCTGCGTGGGCTCATGCGTTCAACACCTTTTGGACCAGGTCGCTCGAGGCTGGGCGCTCGGGATCGACATAGAGAATACGCCCACGCTGTTCAACGTAGTAGGGGAACTCGCCGCGGGCTATCCTGCGGCGTTCGGTCCGCAGATCCGGGCGGGACGCGGGGTCATACTCCCGCTTTATCCACTCCGACAGCCTGATCAGCATGGCAGCTCGGAGGCCTCAGCGACGGTGAGAAGTGGGTCAGTCATGATGTGTGCGACGTTTTCTCTGCATGAGGCGAACCAGGTCCATCATGGACACTTCCACGGCACCGGCCGCCAGCGCGTCCCGTCGCTTGCTCAGGCAGATGTCGAAGTGCTCGCGGTAGGTGCCCGGATGCTGAATCCACCGCTGGGCCACCCCGATCCGGTCGGCCATCGCTACGAGCTCAGAAGTCGTGTCGGCGGCCATGTGGCACATGACCATGCGCCCGTTGATGGCTCGCATCGTATCGACGTAGACGGTCAATGCGGCCGCTCCAGGACATAGGGACGCAGTAGCCGTGCGGCCTGGTACTCAACCCACCAGCAATTTGATGACGAACAGCTATCCATCGCTTCCAGCAAGGCCCTACGTTGCCGGCGCGTCATCGTGTCGATTCTGTCGAGCGCGTCGCAAAATGGCAGCCTCGCGATAGGCCGCAGATGGCGCTTGCGCCTACGTCGCCACTTATCCATCAAGCCGTCCTGTTCAGTTGCTTGTTGTACTGAATCCACGCATCCTGCACGCGCCGGAACCTTTCAGCGTCGCCGCCGTGGTCGGGATGGTGAATTTTACGGAGTCTCTGGTACTCGTAGCGGATGTGGGCGTGCGAGTCTGTGGGGTGCACACCGAGCACAACTGACCACGACTGCACGGCATCCGGCCCCGGCAACTGCTGGAATCCGCTGAACGCACGATCCAGAATCCCCGACGCCCCGGTGCGGTCCAGCATCCGCAGCGCTTGGATGGTCAGGCCGCAGGCGCGCACGTTGTCCTTGACCTTGCGCCAAGCGTCGCAGGCGATGACGTGCTGCTTGTTCTCGCGCAGGAAGTACACCGCCACGCCGGGGTCGTCCGGCTCGCGCTGGTTCGCGTAGGGGATGTTGTCTCGACGCAGCGCGACGTTTGTAGAAATCACCACGCGGCCCTTGTTGCGGTACTCCAGGCGCACCAGCTCGGCAATGAGGTCGTCGCGGGCCTTGGCGAAGTTGACCTGATAGCGTGACGTTTGCCGGCGGTGCGGCGGTGTGCGCTTCCAGCCCTCGGGCCATTGGAGTGGGTAGGCTTCGGTCATGTGAACCTCTCGGCCGCCTCAGTGATGGTCAGGAGTCGCATTCTATTGGCCTGACCCGGAAAACTGCATTGCGCGCTTCTTGCTGTATGTTGTCATAGGCCATTTCTAGCGCCTCACAGCCTGAAATACCGTAATCGCGTTCGCCGTATTTGAGCAGGAGATCAGCGGTTTGATAGTCCCTCGCAATACGACGAAGCACGCGCAGCATGTTGTTAAATTGATTAGCCTGCCTTTCGTTCATCACCCCTCCTTCGCCCGCTCGCGGAGCCATCGAGCATGGAAAGCCCACATCGCGTACTCCTGTTCTGCACCATCTAGTGCGGCATAGTCTTGGGCCTTTTCTTCTGCTGCGTCAGCAGCTTCCTCCAGCGCGGCGCGGTAGAACCTGCGACAAAGCTCTTTGTTGTCGTTGGGTGCGTATTGCCCAAACTCTTTCCAGCATTCTTCAAACGTCATCACCCCTCCTTACTCATCGCATCAATCGCCATCACTGCAGCTTGCCAGGAGTAAGGACCGTGGCTGGTTTCAGCGTTTTTGAGAAACTGTGCTTTCACGTCATCGATTGCGGCGCGGTAGCCCTCTTTGTAGCCGTCGTTATAGGCAGCAACATTTTTCTTGGCATTATCAGGAGTCATCACTCGCATCCCTTGCAATGCTTTGTACAATGCGCTGCGCCCGGTCCGCCGTCATAACCATAGTCGTATTCCCCGCACCGAGCGCACCGAAACACGGGCTGCGAACAAGAGGGATGACCGCTCACGGGGCACGCCCGCCCGCCTTCTGCGAACCAATCATGGCCGCTCGCGCACAAGTTCCCGCCACCGAGGGCGGCGGCTTCCGCGACGAGCCAGCGAACCGGCTCCATCACTCGCCTCCCTTGTCGCTCATGTTTTGTATCTCCATCCTTCGTACACCTGATTGCTTGTCCATAGTAGAACAGGTCCCCTCTAGCCCTCTCGCGATACCGATAGGATCGTCAACACTATATGGCACAGCAAAGGGGCAGTAGTGCGAGCCTATGTGTATACCCCCGCAGTTTTTACATTGTTCGTTCTGTGCTGAGGTTGTTTGTTTCATCACTCGCCTCCCTCGTCGCTAAGGACGCTGTTCAGTTCGATGCGTGCCTTCAACTTGGCCGTGCTCTGAAACTCCGACTCGGTATATCGCCGCCACGCATCCCGCGCCCGCTCCAGCTTAGCTCGTTGCTGTAACGCCTCAGTTGTAGCCGACTCCAGTCTACTCTTCAGCTTCACGTTTTCGCCTACACTAGCTTCCAGCTTGGCCTGCGCGTCGGCCAGTTGGGCGCGGAGGGATTTGATTTATCTATCCCTCGCGGACTTCATTGCTTCTTCTACGATTTGCTCCCTTTCGTCCAGAAAGGCTTCACCAGCCTTCCTGATTTCGTCTGGAACATCAGTATCCCATCCCATCACTCTCTCCTATGGTGCCCGGACTATTCGATAATCTCTGTGCTGTTCCTGATGGTCACGACTTTCTCGAAACGATAAACAGCAACCGTCCGCTCACCGTCGGATACAGATAGTTCGCTTGGCTCTGAACACGCCACAAGGTATGCGTCGTCGCCATCACTTTCACGCCCCACGAAAACAAGTACCGGATAGTCTGTTTCGCTCATTTTGTTACCCTCTGGTTGGTGCCCGGACACCCTGTTGGCCTGCTTCGATGGTTTCCTATGTTCACCGTGGCTCTACACGCTCAGCGCAGCAGGGCCGGACATTGATCAATAGCCTTCATCCTTTCGCAGATCGTTCTCGTAGTCGGCACGGTCGCACTCGGCGTCGTACCTGAACTCACCAGCGCTGTACTCCGTGCCATCACCTTTCAATACCGACGCCTCACAACACTCGCTGACCAGGCGCTCCTGCTTGTCTACGCCCGTAGCGCCCCAATATTCGTATGGCCCGATGCCGAAGTCTTTGACCTCCCCGCGGCACGGGTGCCGGCACTCCGAGCAATAGGTGCCGGTCGCACCCTCGCAGCGCCCGCTGTACTCCCGGTGCAGGAAGCGGTAGGCAGGACAGGTGCATTGTCGTGAGGTAGGCATGACGCTAGTACGTGATGCTCACGCCCTCGATCTTGCCCTCGGATAGCGCCTGAACAACGCGCATGGCGTCATCCATGCAAAGGCCGGCACGCGCCTGAAACTGGTCGATGAGGCGCGCGTGCACGTCCTTGCGGTGCTGCTCGTCGGCGGCCCGCTTGGCGGCGGCTTCTTCCTCCCGGCGCTTTTCAGCCGCGGCCTCCTGGCGCGCGCGTTCCGCAGCTTCTTCCGCAATGCGGGCTTCGCGCTCCTGCGCTTCCTTCTCGCGCCGCTCCTTCTCGGCTGCCTCGCGCTCGGCCTTCTCCTTCGCTTCCCGCTCGGCCGCTTCCTCGCGTAGCCGCTGCAGCTCGGCCTGCTCGGCGTCGTAGCGCTCGCGCTCGCCCAGCGCCTTGCGCATCTTGGTCAGGGCGTTCTCCTTCACGGTGGCGGCGCGCTCGGCATATTCCTCCCACCTCTCAGACGTGACCGGGATCTGCTCCACAATTTCGATGTGGTCGCGGATTGTCCCGGCTGAGTAGTCCATCCACCCCGCCTTGATCTGATCGCCATCGTCGGTGATTTCAGCCAAGGCGTCCTCGTGGGCCTTCACGCGCGCCTTCTCGCGTTCCTCGATTTCCGCGAGAGGCTTGGCGTGGACTTCGATCATGCCCTCGATTTCCTCCATGATTTCCTTCGCCTCGGCGTCGACGCGCCGGCCGTAGGCGAGGCTTTCTTCCTTCTCGTCCTTGCGTGCTTTGTCGACCGCAGCCCTGGTTTGCCGCAGCTTGTAGACGTGGCTGCGCGCATCCTTGTTGCCCTTCGGGTCCTCGTAGTCGAACACCAGCGACTTGTTCAGCTCGCGCAGCTTGGTGAGCTCGGCGCGAAACTCGTCGTAGGCGGCGATGGGCTTGGTCTTTTCCTGCAGTACAGCGCTCATGGTTCGGTCCTCAGTTGGGTTGGTGATCGGCGGCCATGCGGGCGCGGACCTGCCTGGCGATCGCCTTGGTGTCGCAACAGTCGATGAACTCACCGGGGTAGTCCCACGGCGGGCGCTCGCCGTCGTAAAAGGATTTGCGGGTGCGTCCTGTGATCGCCGGGCGCTTGTTCTTCTCCTTGATCTTCTTCCCGGTCTCGATCAGGTAGTCGGCCCAATCGTCCAGGGACCACGAGCCCTTGCCGCAGTGCGGGAAGTGCGGCTCGTTGTCGTTGGCCTGAATGGGCATGAAGTTGCCCTTGGCCGTCTTGGTCCAGCGGATCGGCTCGCCGCACTTCTTGCATGTGCCGTGGCCAAGAATCTTGCCGCTCATGCCGCGCCCCAGCGCCTATCGAACGTGCGCAGCTTGTCGAACGCCAGGCCCACGGCTTCACGCACCGTCGTGCCGTCCGCGCGAAACTCGTAGGATGGAATGGTGATTTCGCAGCCGTATACGGCGGGCGTGCAACCGAACGGTTGCACCGTCATCGTCCAGCCGGGGTGCAACCGTTGCATGTACTCGTGAAACTCGTCAAGGAGGTCCATGTTCGCTAGAACGGTATGTCGTCGTCAAAGTCGTCACTGTTGCCGCCGGACCCTCCATCCTGGGAGCGGGGTGCGCTCCCGGTCAGGTCGAGGGCGTTCACGTTGAGGTTCATTTCGGCCTTGCCGTCCTTTGCCTCAACGCGCAGCTCACCCGTTACGAACACGCTCTGTCCCTTCGTCAAGTGGTCGATCAGCGCGGACCCGGCGCGCTTGCCGAATATCCAGCATGTGACCCACTGCGTGCTCTTGCGCTTGCCGTAGCCCACGTCATTGGCGACCCGAAAGCGGGCGAAGGTCTTGCCGTTCTTTTCATGCTTGGTGGCGTCGGCACCAAGGCGGCCTTGAAAGGCGAATACGTTGCTCATGCTGCATACCTCAATTCGAGCTCGCGGAGCTCATCGTTAAACCGGGCGACCTCGCCGGCCAGTTGGTTGATGTACTTCTCGTCGCGGTAGACCCGCTTGACGAACGTGCGCAGCTTCGGCCAGTAGCAAACGAAGTCGCACCACTCGCGTTCGGCGACCCATATCTGGCCCTGGACCTGCGCCATGTGCTCGGGCGGCATCTGCTCTGAAAACAGGATGTCGAGTAAAATGTGTGGGAGCTTGCTCTTTATCTCCACGACGCCGTTGCTACCGGCCATCAGATCAGGAGACGCGCCCTTGTCGCCGTTGCGGATGAACCCTACCTTGCTGCAGTCCGTGTCTGCGATAAGCTGGTACGCATCCGCCGCCTCGGCCTCCATGATCTTGCCGCGCTCCATGTGGTGATTGCTGTAGGTGTCCATCGGTTCTTCGGTCAGCCGTTCGCCTAGCAACTTGAGCATGTAGGTGCGGCGCGTCTTGGATGGCGACGAACCTTTGCCCTTTGCCATGACGGTGGCGAACTCGCTGGCGGTAGGGATGCCCATGCGAGCCCGGAACCATTCTTCCGAGCCCTGCTCGCAGTCGTAGACCTGGATCATCGGCGCGCACTCCGGTCGTGCCGCGCCTTCTCATCGAGCTTGGCGCACACGGCCTTGAAGTTCTTGGCGAGGATTTCGCCCGGCTCTCTGACCCGGCAATACTTGAGGAACTTCGCGCGGTCGGCGCCCACTTCCTCGATCTTCGCCTCCAGGTCAGCGATCTGGCTTTCGGTGATGGTCTCTGCAGCGCCGGCGGCGTTGCCGTCGTCGTCTCCATCTTCGGTCACGATGCCGGTGACAGCTTCCAGCGTGTATCGCTTGAGATACTTCACCGTCGAGGCGATGGCTTGGATCGCGTTTTTGCTGCCGCTGTTGTCAGCCGGGCCGGACAGCGTTGAGGACTCGCTGTGCCCTTCGCGGTGCGCCAGGATGCACGTCACCGTAACCATCTTGGCGTCACCGCTCTCGGTGATTTCATGCCGAAACGAAAATCCGTGTTGCATCAGCACAGGGCGAATCCGTGGCACGATTTCCTCGTAGGGCGCAAACCAATTGTCGTGGTGGCCCTTCTTGGTTTTCGGTATCTCAGGGAACTTGGACTGTGCCTCTGTGAATGCAGCGTTATAGGCACGCAGCGCCTCGCGCGCGTCGTTGAACTTCACCAGCTCGATCAGCTTGTCGATGTTCTCGACACTGGCGCCGTTGGAGACCGCCTGCCCGACAAGGGTCATCGCGTCGATGTGTCCCTTCGTGGCGGGCAAGGTGGATGCGGGCTGTTCTTGTGTGGCAGGCAGGACTTCGCGCTCCTGCTGCTCTGCGGTAGCGGTCTTTGTGGTCATAGCTTTGCTCCGTATGCGTTGACGGTTCCCAGGACTTCGCTCATCGTGGCTTCCATCCTGTCGTGAAAGGTCTGAAAGTTCTTCTTCGTCATCCTGGTGCTGGTTGGAACTCCGTATATCTTCTTGAGAACGCCGTGCGCTGGTTCGGGATCGTCAACGAACAGGAGCACGCCGTATTCAATCGGCATCGTTTGGGCGATGCTGCGCCGAATCTCCATCGGCGTATGTCCGGTGTGATCACAGAGCGCCATGATGGCCGCCCGGATCTGGTTCAGGTACTCGGTCAGCGTGGCCCAATACCGTGCGTTCGCTCCAAGCGTGCGCAGCTCGCGGGCCGGGCGCAGTTCAACCTCGTGCAGCTTTCCCGACTCCACGGCCTTGAGCATCCAGCGCATAGCCTCGTGACAGTGTTCTTCGCTGACGAGCTTGAACTTGCGATCAACGCTTTCCATCAGGCGGCCTCCTTGAGCACTTCGTCGACGTTGCGCAGAATCGTCTCGAAGCACAGCACCCACACCCACGGGTTGCTGTCCCACGGGTGTTTCTTGCCGTTGATGGAGTCCCAAGTCTTTTGAAGCCCACAGCGCCAAGTCCCGCCACGGAAGGACCCTGGCGGCAATGTTCCGTCGCGAGGTTTGGTCACCCAAGACAGACTCACTCCTTCCGCTCTAGCGTCGTCCTCGCTAATCTCTTGCACCCTCTCCACCCGCACATCGGTCAGGCGCAGGGTGAGGCGGGACGCCCAGCGGGGCATGTAGATGGGGGAGCGCCAGCGACCATCGCTAGGAGGCCCGTCTTGGCTCCACGACACCGGCCAGTTGTCCATGTTGTAGTCGGGTGGGGCATCCTTACCTGAAAGCGCCAATCGACCAGCGCGGTACACGACTTGCCGTTGGTCGGGGATTGGATGGGTCAGGCAACGCAAGGTGATAAGTCCCCACGTTTCCCTCACCCACAGAAGATCGCCGGGTTGGCCGTAGGGGCAAGGATCAAGGTGGTTCCCTTGTGGCGTCCAGTAGTTAATGCCGGGATTGGCCCACCCATCGCGTGAGTGGCCGCCCGGTGGACACCAATATCGCGGCCCCTCCGTTATGTCGTCAGGCAACCCCTTAACCACTCGCCGCGTCTGCGTCTTGCGACCGTCCAAAAGCGCACGGACCATCGGGCCGGAGAAAAGGATTGGATTCACTGCCATACCGTTTCCGCCAGGCGTTCCAGTTCACGCACCACCTTGTCGGCGCACGCGGCACGGATGCTGTCGCGCCGGTACTGCGCACAGACCAGGCTCGCGACCGCCTCAGCCAGCTTTGCGTCGGCGTTTTGCAGCAGGTCGATGACAAAGCCCGGGGATTGGCATCGGCCGTGCAACATTCGCTTGTGAGACTTCCTATCTTGCAGCTCGGCGTCGGTCATAAAGGCAGGATCGTTCATGGTCAGCTCCAGCGGATCAGGATTGTTCAATACGGCAGTTGGGTTTGGGTGGGTAGTAGCCATGAACTGTCAGCCGGCCTTTGCACCATGCTGCGATTGTTGCTGTGGATACCCGATGCGCCTTGGCGGCATCTGCAGCAGTTGGATAGCGCACCCCATAAACAATCCACACCATTGAAATCTCGCGATTCCGTTGGTTAGTCTGTCGAGAAACCCAGCGGCAGTTGTCCGGAGAGTAGCCATTGCTATTGTCGATTCGGTCTATCGTGTATCCCTCTGGACACGGACCCATGTCCGCCAAAAAAGCCATGAAAGAGTTGCGCCACTCAGCGCATACGACAATGCCTTTTCCTCCGTAGTCGGCATAGCGCTTGTTATTTGGGTTGTGGCAGCGCGCAAGCATGTTGTAGTAGCAGATGTACTCTCGGCTTTTGTCTCCTGTTTTGCCGTGCCCGTGACGAACGACATGACAACCGCAGGACTTTAGATAACCTGCTCGAAAATGGCTCGGCTGACAGGTGCGCGTGTTGCCGCAACTGCATACACAGATCAAGGTCCGAGCATTTAGGAGGCGGACAGCCATGAGACGCCCGACTTTTCTTCCAACCACACTTCTAGCGTCCATTCCCCGTCCTCCGATTGAGCGCCAGCCGCTTGTTGACCTCGGCCAGCATGTCCCACTCGGACATCTTGTGAATCCGCATCAGCGATCGGTTGCCGTGGATGCCGTTCGGTCCCTGGTGACACTCGTAGCAAAGCGGGATCACGAGCCAGTGAGACTCGCGCCCGCCCATGCCTTGATCTGAGCGCGGGTGATGCAGGCTTGCGGGATCACCGCACAGCAGGCACCCGAGCTGCCTGACCTCGCCCATGTACTCAGACTCCGCAGAGGTTGGGCGCTTGCTCACAGCAACGGACTCCCTTCGTTCTCGTCACCCTGACAGAACTTTTCCCCCGCGCAGATCGCGCTGCAGACCATCGGCAGCAGGATCAGCCCGAGGATGGTCAGGGCGGTGGTCATTTGTTTCGCGCCTCGAGCATGGCGTCGGCTATCACAAAAGCGCGCGCAGCAACGGCCTCGAGCACCGGCATCCAGTCCGGTCCCATCGACGTGGGCGGGTAGAGGTCCGTCGTGGCGTAGCCGGCGAGCATGGTCATTCGCCCCTGTCCTGCGGCCACGCGGCTTCGGCGCCAATCGCCGGCTCGTCGTCCTCGGGTGGCGCGGTGTGGCGCACGAACAGCGTCGCGATCACTACGCCGCCTGCGATGCCCACCAGCACCACCCATAACGGAACGGGGATGTTGAGCGCGGCGTCCACTACGCCGCCTCAGTCTCGTCGTCCTCGACCGTGCTGCGCTGCTGCGGCTTGATCGCGAACTCGACGTCGGTGTGCAGGTAGTCGTACAGGATGCCGAGCTGCGGCCCGTTCTTCGGGTAGATCAGCGCGGTGAAGGTCAGTTCGAGCGAGTTGGAAATCCCCGGCTGGCAGATGAACTTCTTGTACCGCGTGCGCAGGAACTCCAGCTTCTCGTCGCCGCACCAGATCGCGAGCTCGTGCGTGTCGAACTCGCAATTGAGGTCCATCACCCCGATGTCGGGCAGGAGCAAGTGGCCGTCCTTGTCCCACAGGGACTTGACCAGTGCGCTCACCGACTCGGTATCGCCCAGCACCGCGCGCAACAGGTCGGGCGTGGCGGTGACGACGAACTTGAGGGCGGCGTACAGTGCACCGAGGTCCTCGCCAGCCTTTTCGCGGTTGCCGGCAATGGCGGCGAGGTTGCCTTGGTGCTTCTTGATGCGGAGTTCTTTCATGGGTCTGCCTCGTGTGGTGGATGGATCAGTAGTGCTCCCACTCGTACTGCTCAAGCTGGGCGATTTCGGAAGGCCAGAGGTCGAGGCTCCAGCAGTCAGCGATGTTGCAGCTTGGGTCCTCGTCCCACGCACGATCCGGTAACGCGCAGGGCGGAAGATCATCGAAGTCGCGCGCGGCCCACTGCGAGAGGCCTACCGCGCTAACCATGCCGGCGGCGACAACGCCTATACCGCCCGCGCCCACCGTCACGGCAACGAGCTGGCCTGCGTTCCAACCGGCAAAGCCCCAATTGACGGCCGCACCGGCACGGTGCCATTCGCGGCGCTCGGGGCAGGGAAGGGCGTCGCCGTGCTTGACCAAGAGTTGCTTGACCGCCAATGCACCCCAGCCGAGCGGGTTGGCTTCATTGGCGCCATTGGCGAGCGCCAGGCCGGTCGAGCCGAGGTCCGCGGTGCCGCCGAGCTCGGCCTTGCGACCGGTGTCGGTGGACGCACACCCGCCGAGCAGGATGGCCGCGCACACGGCGACGACCACGAGGCAAAGGAGGATGGCGCGGCGAAGAAAGCGGCGGCGGTCCATGGCGTATCTCCTAGCGGCAAGGTGGCGGACCTGGATTGGCCCGAGTCATGCTGCCGACGATACGCTAGCGTATTAGCCGGAGTCAATACCCCAGCGTATTACGATAGGGAAAAAAGGGTCAGGTGCGGCGGCCGTGGAAAACGACGACGCCGGAGACCACCGCGCTGGCGGGCAGGGGAAGGTACTGGTCGGGCCAGTTGGGATTGAGGGCGTGCAGGTACTTCCGGTCGCCCTCGATGATGAGCTTCTTGAACGTGCCTTCGTCCTGGTCGGTGAGGCGCACAACGACGAGGGAGCCGTTGTCGGCCGGCTTGTCGGGGTCCACGAAGATGATGTCACCCTCGCGGAAGGTAGGCTCCATCGACACGCCGCGCACGGTCAGGGCGAACCCATGCGGCCCGATCAGCACCGGGCACGGTAGCCATTCCTCCGCGTCACCTGGTCCGAGGTTATCCACCAGATTCGTCCAGTTTCCGGCCTGTATCCATGAAATCAGGGGGACGAGCGAAAAGCGAATTGTGTCCCCTTCTTGTTTGTCTCTCCCCTGTTGTGGATTCAGCTTAGACGGATTCTTGACGGTTGTCGATATTGGGGTGATCCCGTAGATCTGGTCGATCGTTACGCGGAAGAAGCGGGCGAGGGGCTGCATCGTCCCGAGTTCGGGCGCACGGCTTTCCCCCGATAGGATTCTGTGAATAGTGGGCTGTGGTACTCCGGTACGGCGCGACAACTCGCCTTCGGTCTTGATCTGATCACGCTCCATGAGCGTCCGCAGCACCTTGCCTGCGCGGGTCGTGGTCATACAAATGTCCTCGTGGCCAGCCTGAATGCTCGCGCGATTAGGCATACGCGAGGGTATTGACAGCCAATACGCCAGCGCATTAGTCTCGCCCTATGGAATTGAGCGAGGTCATCGTCCGCCTGATCGCTGACGGCATGAGCGAGGCGGCCATAGCCGAGGAAGTCGGCGTCTCCCAGCCCACGATCCACCGGATCAAGCATGGGGCCGGGACCAGCTTCGAGAACGGCAACCGCATCCAGGCCCTCGCTCGTAAACGCGGCATCGTTGAGAACGCCGCATGATTTCGCCCGCACCACTCCCTTTCAACGATAGGTACATCAAGCCTTTCGGTGCGGGCATCTTTGTTCCTCCCTGCTGTCATCCGAAGTGAGGTATTGGCCGGGCTCTGCATTCGCAGGGTCCGGCCTTTTTATCGCAGGGGGGTGTGAACAACTGTGACTGTGTGATCACAGGAGGTGCAGTGCAGCTATCTCTGGACTTCGAGGGGGGGCTTACCGAGCAATTCCCGAGCTGGGCCGACGTGCTCCATGCGGCTGCATACAACAATCCGGGACGCCACCCCTTCAAGCACGTCGCCGCGGACATGGGCCTTAGCCCTGGCGCTCTGTCGCAGATGCTATCGAGCGCCGACGGCCGCCACTTCCCCGGCGAAATGCTCCCCGAGTTTATCCAGGCCACGGGCGATCACCGCCCGATCTACTGGCTGATCGAGAAGTTTCTGCCCAACGAGGACCAGCGCCGCACCGATGTCGTGCGCCGGCTCGAGCAGTTGCTTCCCGAGGTTGCCAGCCTGCTTTCGAGGATCAAAGAGTGAGTGATTATCCACGAGAAGCGCGGATGGTCTTTGGTGCGCTGCGCGTGCTCATGCGCGAGGCGCGCTGTTGGAGGGACATGGTTCTGGCGGCCGAAGCTGTGCTGCACGTCCATCACACCGCTGAATCTTTGCGGCATGAAAAGTTTGTGACCGAACAAGATGATGCGTGTGGGTCCACGCTGCACACCACCAAAACCGGACACGATCCAAGCTGATGGCGGCCCGCAAACCATGTCCGTGGTGCGGCGACACCAAGACGATCACGAAGAACTGGTTTTCGTCGGCAGTGGTGTCGTGCGCCAACGCGGACTGTGAGGCCGAGGGGCCAACGATGTGGCGAGCCGATTTCAAAGACCAAGACGCGATGGTGGAGGCCGCCGAACAGGCGTGGGATCGACGGGCGGATGACCCCGACGCCGACCGCGAGCTCGGTGGGCAGATGTGATGGACCGCCTCAAGCGCTGGGCCGGCACGATTGCGCTCGCCATGGTGCTGATCGCAGAGGCGTGGTTGGCAATTCACTTTCTCTGGTGAGGGAGAGACTCATGGTATGCGACGACGACATAGCCCGCGAAGATCGCATTCGCGTGCTCTCGAACGAGCTGCGCTTCTGTGGGCAAGACCTACCGAAGCCTGCAGCGCATAAGGTCTGCGACCTCATCACCGCGGAGGTCTACGCCAGATCGCCTGAGCAGGTCGCACAGATGGAACGGGAGCTTGGCCTGGCGTGAGCCGCGAGGAAGAACAATTCGAGCGGCGCGCAACCGCGAAGGTGCAGCGATTGGCGGTTAAGTTCGCTGAGGCAGCAGAACCTCTGTGGCACATGGGCGACGGTTACGGCGGTTTTGTGTTGAAGCTTCTCGATGAGGCTTTCACCGCTCGCGGCCTAACCGGCCCGCCGCGTGGCGATCGTCGACGTCGAGACTCAGTATCACGAGAACTGCGTGATCGCGTAATTGCCCGGGATGGTTTGGTTTGCCAATACTGCAAAGCGAACCTCATGCCATCGGAAGCGACAATCGACCATGTTGTTCCAGTGTCGCGTGGCGGATCTGATGATCTTGAGAACCTGCGCGTGGCGTGCCGGAAGTGCAACGTGAAGAAGGGGGCAGGTGATGCGGTGGTTTAAGCACGACTCCGACGCGCACCGGGACGCGAAGCTGCGCAAGGTCGTGCGCAAGTACGGGATGGAGGGCTATGGCCTGTACTGGCACTGCATCGAGCTGATCGTATCTAACCTGTCGACCGAGAATCTGACCTTCGAGTTGGAACACGATGCAGAGCTGATTTCGGACGATACGGGCATCCACCAGGAGCGGGTGCAGGAAATGATGACCTTCATGGTGGACCTTGGTTTGTTCGAGAACAGTGGGGGCATTATCACCTGCCTCAAGATCGCAAAAAGACTCGATCAGTCAATGACTTCAAGCCCTGAAATGAGGCGCCTTCTGGCTCAAATCAGAGATAAGCATGATGGGGTCATGACTCAGTCATGCAAGACCAGACCAGACCAGACCAGACCAGACCAAAAGAAAAAGAAAACCCCCCTCCCGGCTGACTTCCAGATTTCTGATCGCGTGCGCAAGTGGGCTACCGAGAAAGGACACGCCCGGCTTGGCGAACACCTGGAAGCGTTCAAGGCGAAGGCAAAGGCGAAGGGCTACAAGTACGTCGATTGGGACAGCGCTTTCATGGAGGCCATTCGCAACAATTGGGCGAACCTGCCCGTAGACACAAAACCGAAACGGTACGCTGATGCCAGCCCCTACTGACCATTCGCCCGAAGCCGAGAACGCGGTGATCGGCGGCCTGCTCCTGGATAACCGCGCGCTGTACGACATCGAGGCGCTGCGTGCAGAGCACTTCGCGTCGCCGTTCCATGCCAGGGCGTTTGCGACGATCAGCGCCATGGTTGGCGCCGGCGACGTGGCCGACGTCGTGACGGTAGCCGATCGCATGAAGGGGGATGGCACTCTGGAGCGGTTGGGCCGCATGGCGCAGGGTGCGCCGAGCGCGCGTATCGCCCCGCACGCCAAGATCGTGGTCGACAAGGCGCGGCGGCGGCGCGTGCTGTCGGTGCTCGATGAGGCGCGTGAGAAGGCGATGACGGCGCCTGTCGATGAAGTCGTGGCCGCGGCGCAGTCGCAGCTCGAAAGCGTATCGCACGACGGCATGGGCTCGGAGCAGGGGTTTCCGTCGATCCTGCGTGCGGCGCTGCTGGCGGTGGAGGATGCGGGGAAGCGCCGGCATCACGGCGTCATCGGTTCGCCCACCGGGCTACCGGAGGTCGACAAGCGTACCGGAGGCCTGCACGGGGAAAGGTTGTGGGTGGTGGCGGCGCGGCCGTCTCTCGGTAAGTCCGCGCTGGCGCTGCAGTGGTGTCTGCACGGTGCGAAGCGCGGCTTTCGGTCCGGTATCTGCTCGCTCGAAATGCCGTACCACGAGCTCGGTACACGGGCCTTTGCAAACCTGCTGCAGATCAACGGCACTGCACTCGCGTTCGCTGATCCCGGCGTCGTCGAGTTCGTGAAATCGAAGATCCCGTCGATGGACGCGGAGCTGCCGGTGTGGGGTGATGATCAGACGTATTCGCTCGGTGGCATCGTCTCGCGCATCACGGAATGGAAGCGCAAGCACGACATCAACTTCGCGGTGGTGGACCACATAGGCCTGGTCGAGACGACCGGGTACACGTCGCGCAACGATCAGCTTGGCGCGGTCACGCGCGAGTTGAAGAAGCTGACCAAGCGGCTGGGAATTCCGATCATTGCCGTGTCGCAGCTCAACCGTGACGTGACGAAGAACAAGCGCCGGCCCGAACTGTCGGACCTGCGCGACAGCGGCAACATCGAGCAGGACGCCGACGTGGCGCTGTTCATCCACGCGCATGAGGACGACGAATTGGAGCAGGAGGTTCCTGTCGAGCTTGGTCTGTTGAAGAACCGCGGCGGCAAGAAGGGATGGCTGCCGGCGAAGTACCTGTTCAACGGGCGCGAGCAGCGTTTCACGGAACAGATCAGCATGAACCGGGTGGCGTAGAGGACTGTTGCGTGCCCGAACGACGCCCCATCCCGACGCTGGCGGATCGTGTGATCACGGCACTGCACGGGCGCGCGTTGCTGGTGCGTGAGATATACGGCTTCTGCCGGAAGGACGCATTGGACATCGACCAGATTGGATCGGTGGTGCGCGCATTGGAGAGCAGAGGGTACGTCGAGGTTGCAGGCCTCGATTGTGGACAACGACGCTACACGCTCAGTGATGAGGGAAGGCGGGCATATCGGGAGGCGGCCAAGTGGCGCAAGCCAGAAGAATTGCGCCGCGACAGAGAACGAAAACGCGCCCGCGCTAAACCAAAGTGCGAAGCGTGCGGAGGGCCTCGAAACGAAGGGGCAGGGCGCTATTGCCGACAGTGCTACCTAGATCGTGCACGAGTGAAGCGAGAAGTGGATGCCTTCGTAGGCAAATCAGAGAAGAACAAAGCGGAAACATCCGCACAGAAGATCGAGGAACCGGAAATGCCGCAACCGACGCAAACCAAACTGGCCGCTACAAAGACGGCAACAGACGTGATGCCCGAGCCTGAGCAGAAACGGAACCTTGTCCCGATCTTTGCCGCGCGCACGGCGAAGGAAAAGCTGGAGAAGGTACGCGCCGAGCTGCGCAAGCAGTTGGAAACCGCGCGGGAGAACTACGAGATTGCGGCGGCCGTCGAGCGCGACCTGGCTGGTGTGGTCAACGAGCTCGAGAGGATGCTGGGTGACGAAACGAGTGCGGCCTGATCCCGTCACCGGCGATCCGTACCAGAACCCGATCCTGCGCAAGCTTATGCGCAGGGAGGCGCAACAGATCAAGGGCTGCCACTCGTGCCGGCGCGGTGTGAAAGTGCTGGGACGGTGGGCCTGCGACAACGGCCTACGGTTTCCGTGGTGCCAACAGGTATCGACCGGCTACGTGCCGAAGGAGAAGTGACCATGCGAGTTACCGATATGAACACCTACATCGCGCGCAACATCGAGGGCGGCGAGGTCAATCTGCCTGTCCCGCAGATCGCGGAGGTCGGCGCTGCCTACCGGCAGGCGATCATGGAGCGCGGCGGCCCCGACATCTACGACATCATCCACGAGCTGCCGGACGATCCGGTGCCTTTGGAGGAACCGGATGCGAGCGTGCCGAGCGGAGGCGACACGCCGGCATGAGCGAGCCCATCGTCCTCTGTTTACCCTGGCCGCCGAGCGCCAACACGTACTACCGCGCGGTGATGATGGGCAAACACCCGCGCGTGCTGATTAGTCGCAAGGGCCGGGAGTATGCAGAGGACGTACAGGGCTACGTAGGGCATCAATTCGACGGGCGGCCGCTGGAGGGTCGTCTATCCGTTCAAATCGAGGTCTACGCGCCCACACGCAGAGCCTACGACGTCGACAACCGTCTCAAGCCGCTGCTGGATGCACTGCAGAAGGCTCGTGTGTTCATCGACGACGGTCAGATCGACGACCTGCGTATCAAGCGGGGAGAGGTCAAGCAGGGCGGGGAAGCCGTCGTACACATTCAGGAGATACCCCATGAATGAGTTTCATGTAATACCCCTTACCGCGATTTCGGAATCCGAGCGCAACCCGCGCCGCGTGCACGATCCGCAGGCGCACAAGGAACTGACCGACAGCGTGCGCGAGGTCGGCGTACTGGAGCCGATTCTGGTGCGGCCGAACGGGAAGGATGGCCAGTTTGAGATTGTGGCGGGAGCGCGCCGGTACCGCGCGGCGAAGGCGGCTGAGTTGGTAGAGATTCCCGCGATGGTGCGCGAGCTCACCGACGAACAGGCGCTCGAGCTGGCGATCATCGAGAACCTGCAGCGCTCCGACGTCCATCCGCTTGACGAGGCGAACGGCTACAAGTCGCTCAAGGATGAGCACGGCATGGACGTCCCGGCGATCGCGGCGAAGGTGGGCAAGTCTGAGAGCTATGTCTACCGCCGCCTGCAGCTCGCACACCTGACGCCGAAGGCGCGCAAGGCCTTCGAGGCCGACAAGATCAACGCCGGCCACGCAGAGCTGATCGCGCGCCTGCAGCCCGCCGACCAGAATGAGGCAGTCGGGTGGTGCGTCGGTCGGTGGCGAGCCCTGAGCGTTGCGGAGCTTGCGAGTCAGATCGAGAGCGAGATTCACTGCGACCTGCACGGTGCCGCGTTCAAGAAGGACGACGCCGACCTGGTGCCGGCGGCGGGGACGTGTACCTCGTGCTCGAAGCGCTCAGGCTTCACGCCGGCGCTGTTCCCGGACTTGGCAAAGAAGGATGTTTGCCTGGATCGCAAATGCTTCAAGGGCAAGGTGGCGGCGCACCTGGCACGCCGGCGCGACGAGCTGAAAGCCGAAGGCCGCAACCCGGTAGAGCTCTCTGAGCGGTGGTCCTCGTTCGGTGAAAAGAGCAAAGCGATCACGCGCGACCGCTGGCAGCAGGTGAAGAAGGATTCTTGCGAGCACGTGCGCGCCGGGATCTTCGTCAACGGGGCGCAGATCGGGAAGGTGGTCAACGTGTGCGTCGAACCGAAGTGCAAGACGCACCGCGGCGGATCGCTCACCGGGAGCGCTCGTGTCGACGAGAAGATACGGCGCAAGGAGGCCGAGCAAAAGGCCAAGGCCAAGGCGCGAGAGCGAGCGATCAGACAGGCTGGCGCGCTCGATCTTGAGACGCTGGACGGGCGCGAGGTTGTCAAGGCGATGGTCTCGGAGCTGTGGCACGAGGGATGCAAGGCGCTGTGTAAGAGCAGGGGGTGGGAGCCGATCAAGGGGCAGTACAACCAGCTCGACTACCGGGCGGCTGCGAACAACGGCATCGACGCGCTCCCGTTCGAGCAGCTCCGCGGCGTGACGTTCGAGGTCATGCTGCGCGGGGCCTACTACGGCGGTGGCATCTACGGTGACACGGGCCGGTTCCGCAAAGCGCTGGAGTCGGTCGGCGTCGATCTAAAAGCTATCGAGCAGGAGGAAATCGCCGCTTGGCGCGAGAAGGAGAAGGCGCGCAAGGAACGGGCGAAGAAGAAGGCCAAGAAGGCGAAGGCATCGCGCAAGGCAAAGAAGAAGGCAGCCTGATAGCGGCATGAGCGAGCCCGCCGTCAACGAGCGATTCGGCAGCGTAGAGGAAGCGCTGTCCTGGGCATTCAACGTCGCTGCGCGCGAGGTATTCACGTCTCCCTCCTGGCACAAGCTGATCCACCAGCCCGGCAAGCTCAGGGACGCGCCGGACGTGGTGAGCGAGCTGGGCCTATGGGGGTGCCACGCGCAGGCGGCGCTGATTCTCGGGCTCGCACGCCGCTGCACGGTGGATTCTGAGTGGGCGCTGCTCCGGGTGTTCTACGGCTACGACCTGGAGCCCATGAAGGATCTGCGCGAAGGCCTGCGACGCAAGATCAAACGTGACCGCTGGTTCATCGAGGACCAGATTCGCGCGGTGATCGGCCGCCGGCACAAATCGAGCCGGGCATGGGCCGAGCGCTACGGGGTGTCGCACGAGACCACGGCCGAGTGGGGGCGCCAGATTCGCAACGAAATCGAGGCTTGGCGGCTGCGTGTCGTCGGCCGGCTCTACGAGCCCTTCCGGGGCATTGGGGTGCTGGAATGAGCAATCCGCGTTTGGTGATGATCGAGTGGGAGGACAGCGCGCAGCCGGTACCGCGCTGGGTGTGGGTAGATAGCGAAGATTTCCGAGAGTGGGGAACAGTCCTCTGCAAGTCGGTGGGATGGCTGGTCGACGAAAACCCTCGGCGGTTCCTACTTGCCCCTAACATCGGGGAAGCAGAGGGCGGGTCGTTGCAGGCGAGTGGGATCATTCGCATACCGCGCCGCGCCGTGCGCAGCATCGACACGCTACGCCGTGGCTGACATCATCGACTTGGATCGGGAGCGACAGGAGCGCACGCCGCACCTATCAGGTGAGGCGCGCTGCCTGCTGTGCGATCACGAGTGGGTCGCGGTGGCGCCTGTTGGGACAACCTGGTTGGATTGTCCGCTGTGCGGGCTGGAGTATGGCCGCATGGCGGGACACGTCGCGTATTCTGGAATGCACTGGACCTGCTCATGCGGAAACGATCTGTTTCGCCTCAGTGACCGCGGGTTCCCGTATTGCCCTATGTGCGGCGATGCACAATCCTGGCCCCCTGATGCCCCGCCAGTTGCTTGACAACCTGACACTTTTCCCACAAAGTTCTACTGTCACCAGAGGTATCACATCACACAAGGCCGGTTCCCGTTTCGGGGCCGGCCTTTTTACGTGGAGGCCACCATGGCATCAGGCAGCACGATCCCCCGCAAGCCCAAAAACGCCGCTGAGGCGGTCCGCGGCACGGTCCGCAAAGAGGTCGAGGAACAGATGACCGGCGGCGGCAAGCCGCCCAAGAAGGACCAGAGTTCGCGGCGTGGCAGCTCGAGGCGCGTGGCATCGGCCGGTGGACGCAGGAACGGCACGCGCCGTGCGTAGCATTGTCTCCGCGTGCCTGCTGGCTATCGCCGGCGCTGCGCACGCGGCCGACCAGGCGCAGGTGATCGTCGGCATCATGGACGACCGCGGCGGCCGTGAGACGGGCGCGACGGTCTACATGCCACCGTCGGAGTACCTGCGCTATCACGAGTGGCTGATGGTCAGGCAGACCAAGACGGGCGATGCCCCAACCCTGCAGGTCGGTCGCTGGGATATGTGGCCTGGCGGCGTGCCCTCGTGTCGCAAGCCGTTCGGGTACTGGCACTAATGACGAAGATTGTGCTGTGGCCTGACGGCGGACCGGCCTACACCCCGCCGACTGCGCGCACGTGGCGCACGTCCGTGCTGATTGAATGCTGCGGGGCGGGGCTGGTATGCGCTGAGTGGATAGGCGCTGCGCCGGCGTGGGGCCGAGTTGGCGCCGTGCTGCTGGTGATCGGATTCGCGCTGCTGGCCTTCGGGGTCAAGGCGCGGCGCTTCTGATGGTTGCCGAAGTCACCACGCTGTACGCATCGAACTACCGCGATCCGGTATCGGCGCTGCGTGAGATTGCGCAGGAGATTGAGGACGGCGCCTACGGCCGCGTGGGCTGCGTCGGGGTGGTGCTACTCGGGACGACGCTGGAGGTATTCGGCGCCGGACCGGACAGCGAGGGGCCTAGCGTGGTGTGTGCGCTGCAGGCCGGCGCGATGAAGCTACTACAGCCGATGGTGGACCAGGGGCGGGACGGCGACTAGCCCTCTAGGTGCAGCTTGAGGATTCGCAGTACCCATCCGGGGCAGGGGCGCGTGCCGCCGAGCCAGTGCTGAACGGCACGCTTTGTCACTTGGTCCCCGGTCTCGTCAGCAATGATGTCGACAACCTCCTGCTGCGTGAGCTCGTGGCGCTCTACCAACTTGCGAAGTCTAGTCCTGTTGTCCATTGGTCTGCAGGCTGTAATCGGGGTACGTGAGTGCCCCGCAATTAGGGCACTCTCCAGCCGGCACTATACCACCAGGCTCTATGCGCTCAAGCAGGTGCGGGATTTGGTAAAGGGTTACTTTGAGTTCGTCGTCTGAGCATTGGTGCCCGCAATCATCGCAACGGTTCATGGTCAATCCTCCAGCGCGCGATTGATCTGCGCACGCTCGTCGGAGCTGATGGGGTTGGTCACGCGGGCCGCGCACTGCCAGTCGGCCCATACCTTGTTGACCTGCCCCATGATTCTGCCGCGGTCCTCGGCGGTGAGCTTGAGCCCTTCGTCTGCCGCCGCGTCTATCATGGCCTCGCGCTCGTTACCGCAAAGGTCACGGGTGTTGATGACGTACTGCACGATTCGATTGAACTGATCGGGGCGCATGGTTGCCTCCTGTGGTTGGTGGTGAGACTGCCACTGCCCGCTCTGACCGGGCAGGGACCGGCTCACCGGTAGCGGCTTTCCTTGATCTGGCGCAGCGTGGCGGGATCGAAGTGCAGATCAATCTCCACGCCGGCGGCGAGCAGCTCCTTGATGCTGATGTAGCCAAGCTCCGCGCCGTAGCCGTAGTCGGCCAACCCGAAGGCCTGGATCTGGCCCTCGCCGTCCGGGTCGCTGTCTTTCTCGGTGATGTAGAAGTCGGCCGCGCCCTTGAAGTAGTGCAGGTAGGCGATGGCCTCGTCGCCCTTGCCGTCCTGCTCGTAGACCTTGGGCATCGAGCCGATGCGCGCCGCCAAGTCGGCCAGCGTGCGGGCGAACCATTGCTGTTCCTCGCCCTGCAGCGCGCCGCGCAGCACAGAGAATTGCTCGGGGCCGATGAACTGCGGCAGGGAGTGGATGGCGTCGTGTAGCTCTTTGGGGATTGCCTGCGTCATGGGTAGCTCCTGGATCGTGGTGGTGGTGGTGGTCAGTCGACGCGGGTAGCGCCGTCGAGGTAGTGACGAGGGAAGCGGTAGTAGCCGCCGTCCTCGCCGCGGAAGCGAACGGTGCGAAACTGCTTTTCGACCGTGAAGGTGTCGCGCTTCGTGCCGTTGCGGAAGTGCACGGCCTCTGCCAGCTTGATGCGTGCGCCGTCGACGAGCCGAGGGCGATTCTGGCGAGCGGTGATCTTTGCCCGGCACCGGATGCGCCAATCGCGCGCCCAATCGTTTTCGGGCTCGGTGAGCAGGTCGAGGATCGCGGCGGGGCAGTTGTCGATGTTCGGCCCCATCGTCTCGTCCATGTCCTTCTTGCCGAAGGTGTAGCCCTCGGGGTCGCGCGGACGGAAATCGAGCATGGCGACGGAGCAGAACACGGTGCGGCTTCCCGCCTTGTCGATGAATTCGACGGCTGCGTAATACTCACGCATCCTCACGATTGCGGATTTGAGCACGCGGTAGGTGCCGCGCTCGCTGGTCCATGTGCGGTTGTCGTCCAAGTCCTGCCGTACGTTGTCGGGCTTCGGGTAGTAGTCCCATCCCATGATGGTGTCTCCTGTTGTGGGTTGATCCGCGTCTGCCCTCTGACACGCGCCAGAGGACAGAGGCCGGGCAACTCAGTACAGCGTGAAGGTGAAAACCTCGGCGGGCTCCGGCTCGGGGCGCGGGGCGGATTCCGTGTCGCTCCCGTGCTGGTGTCCGCACACTTCGCACTCCGCGCTGCACCCTGCGCCGCGCAGCGCCTCAGCTTCGACGTCGCCAATGATGAGCAGAGGTTGGCCGGACAGATCGCGGCCCGTGTAGAAGGCGTGGCAGCCGGCGCAAGCCTGTTTGCCGCACACGATGCGGCCGTTGTCGCCTATGTAGAGCGTGGCGGTATCGAGGATCGGTTTCGGGTTCATGGCTATCTCCGGTAGAGCAGATCGTCGTGGTGGCCAGCAATGACGATCAGCGGGTAGAAGTCGTCGGGGTCGTCCACGGCCTCATTGGTGTCGAGGCGCGCAAGCTCCTGCGCGGTCTGCGACGCCTTGAGACTGTCGTCCGCTTCGACGTGAGCCAAGTAGGTCTCTTGGCCGTAGGTCTCAGCGAGCGTGTCCGGGTAGAGCAGTAGGACGGTGTAGGGCTGCATGGTGCTCTCCTGTCAGTAGACGAGGTAGGGGTTCAATTCGGCGCCGTGCTCATGAGCCGTGCGGATCGCGGCACGCACCTGCGAGCGCACGGAAATGTGCACGGGCGGCTCGTACTGGCTCCACGCCTTGTTAATGAACGCGGGCGACCAGTCCTCGTGGTCGCACTCGTGGCAGAGCATCCAGGACTTGTCTGTGATCGCGCAGTCCTCCAAGTCCGTGATCGTGGGGATCGCTTGCCCTTCGGCGCCCCACACCACGTCCACGCGCGTGATGGCGTCGGCGGTTAGCAGGGTGTTGCCGCATTCGGGGCATTTGTACTCAGTTTCCATTGCTGTCTCCTGTCGTGGTGGGTGAGTCCGCGCCAGCCCTCGCCGTCCGTGGCGAAGGCTCGGGCTGAGTCACTAGCACTGGCTGTCGTATATCCAATCCGGGTAGCCCTCGTCATAGGCTTCGCGTGAGTAACCCATTGCCGCAAGCACGGCATTCTCAGCGCGCAGCACGGTCCGAAGCTCACTAGGCGACGAGTGGTAGCGAAGATCGTAAAGCGCGGTGATAACCGCAGAGATTGATCGGTCTACGCTGGCCGTCAATTCTTCTAATCGCTGTGCGTTGCATTCGGGCATTTTCAGTCTCCTGTCAGTTGAGGCCCGAGACTTCACCGGGCAGGCGGATGTCAGTTACCTCGCTGTGGAGGTACTCGCGCCCATCGCGGGTCAGGTAGGTGGGCTGCGGCTGTGTGCCGCGTCCGAGCACTACAAACACCTGGCACCATCCGTCCTGCGTCTGGATGTAGTCGCCGGCGTCGATTCTGGTTGTGAGCATGGTATTGGGCTCCAGTCATCAGAGGTTTCGGGAAACTGCACAAACAGGATAGGCGAACAATGTTCGTCTTGTCAAGATAGCAAACATGGCACGCAAGAACAGCAACGGTCTCACCGACAAGCAGCAGCTCTGCGCCGACATTTTCCTTGGCCGGGTCAAAGAGCACGTGGACTGTGCCGGTAGTCAGATTAAGTCCTACAAGGCGGCTGGCTATGCAGCGAAGGGCAACGCGGCGGTCGGAGCTTCGGCCCGGCTGTTCCGTGAGAATGTGCAGTTGCGTGCATACCTGGAGAAGCAGCACAAGGCGCTCGAAGGCCGGATGGACAAGACGCAGGACGACGTGGCGCGCAAGCTGGCGAACGTCGCTTTCTCGCGTATGTCGGACGTCGTGAAGTGGGGACCGGGCGGGGTCGAGCTGAAGGATATGAGCGAGGTTCCCGACCACGCGCTCGATGCGGTGGCCGAGGTCAGCACCACGCGGGTAGAGACGCTGGACGCTGAGGGGCGCGTGGTTCGCGTGCGCACCAACAACAAGATCAAGCTGCACGACCCCAACAAGGCGGCCGAGCTGTACGGCAAGCACATCGGCATGTGGCCCAACAAGCTCTCGGTGGATCTGACGACGATCCGCCTGGAGGACATGGTACTGGCAGAGCAGTACGGGCTGCCGGTGGAGGAATTCATGCGCCGGCGGCACGAGGGAACGCTGCCGTCGTCGCCGCGGCCCGCCATTGAAGGAGCGGCGAGCCGGACCGAATAGCCCGGCCGGCGGTGGCGCCAATAACACCGGCGAAGGGGCTCGCCCATACGCACCCGGACGCGTCGGCACCTGAGCCGGTCCGCGACTACGGATTCCCGTGCGGCCTCCTGCGAGTGACCTGAGTACCCCCATCAACCAGAGAGACGGAGAGACAGATGAAACGACGCACGTTCTTGAAGGGGAGCGCGCCCCTGATCGCGCTGGCGGTGCCTGGCATGGGCAGATCATCGGAATCGGTAGACGCCACGGACGCGAGGCCGTGGGCTGGCCTCGGCGCCGAACCTCGTGCGCCAGAACTGGTGGAAGTGCCTGTGCGCGTCGGCATCGGGCGAAACATGGAAGAGGACTTCGGAGACGACTGTGGGTGGCGTCTCATCAGGTACGAGGCGTGTCTACAGGACGGCACTGTGTGGTTTATCGGTTGCCACACAGACAGGGCCGACTTGGCCGAAGCGATCGCCTACGCCCTGACGGAAGGCATGAAGGACGCCGCTGAGGAATTGGAGCGTCAACTACGCCGTCGCGGTGTGAGTTGGCGCGATGTGGTGCCGCAGAAGGATCGGCCCGTGACGGCTTTCGACGAGAGGGAGTTCACATCACACATGACGCTCAATCTGCTGCCAGGCGGTGCGGCATGAAGGGCGGCGGCGTGCAGCGAGGGGGTATCGCCGGGACGCTGATGGCAGCGCTTGCGGACCTGGCGGCGCAGAGCACTCAGAAGGTGAGCGCGCTCCCGATGCGCGGGATGTTCGTCGGTCGGCCGGGCGGGCGAGCTGGACCCGGACCGCGCAACCCGGCGGGCTCGAAACTCCTGCGCAGGATCGCCAAGCACAAGACCGGGCGGCGGCGGGACTACTACGAGGCGCGGCGGCTGTACGCGCAGCTTGAGGGTCAGACGGTTCGCCAACTTCCCTACGGGCGCAAGAAGGACCACATGGCCGCGAGGGCGCAGGCATGACGACCGTTGCCGGCGTGGTGAATCCCTGGCTCATCGTCCACGAGCCCAAGGGTGACGGCGTGACGCAGACGATTGTGTGCGGGCCGGAAGAGACCACGGATCACGTGCCATTCGCCATCATCCTGGCCGACTGCGTGCGCGTGCTGGCGATCGCCTTCAACGTGCCGGAGGATGAATTGCTCGCCCTCGTGCGCAAGGAACTGGCCGAGCCGACGCAGGAACCGCCGGCGATGGTCTATCTCGACGAGGCGCTGGCCAAGCAAGGCAAGCCGCACTGAGTTGCCCGTGAGCGCAGCGCAAGAGTCCGTCGCCCACCGCATGAGCGTGTCGCGGGAAACCGCGCAGGAGTGGTATCAGGGCGTGAAGGGCGACTTCGAGAAGTACCTGGCGCTCGATCCGGTGCCGCTGCACATCAAGCCCAAGGCCGGCGGCATCATCCCGTTCCAGCTCAACCCGGTGCAGAAGGTGATCCACCGGGCAATCGAGAAGCAGCGCGAAGAGCGGGGATATGTGCGCGTGCTCGGGCTCAAGGCCCGCCAGCAGGGGTACTCGACCTACGTTGAGGGGCGCTTCTACTGGCGCACGACCACGAGCACCGGCAAGACCGCGATGATCATGGCGCACGAGGACAAGGCGACGGGCAACCTGTTCGCCATGGCCAAGCTGTACCACGACAAGGCGCCGGGGCCGCTGCGCCCGGATACGAAGGCCAGCAACGCGAAGGAGCTGATCTTCGACAACGACCACGGGACCGGGCTCAAGTCGCAGTACATCGTGCAGACGGCGGGCTCGTCGCGGGCGGGCGGCCGTTCGTTCACGATTCACTTCCTGCACGCATCGGAGGTCGCGCATTGGGGGCAGACGGGCGCGGCGATCTTCGGCGGCGCCTACGAGTCGGTGCCCTCTGAGTACCCGGCCATTCTCGGGACGGAAGTCGTGCTCGAGACGACGGCCAACGGCCTGGACCCGGTTTTCTATCCGCTGTGGCAGGCGGCGAAGGCCGGCGAGAACGAGTACCTGCCGATCTTCATTCCGTGGTACTTCCACCCCGGCTACCGGATGCCGCTGACCGATGCGGAGGCCAACCGGGTAGAGGGGACGCTGGACGACTACGAGCGCTGGTTGCTCTCGCGCAAGGATTCAGAGGGGTATCCGCTGGACCTGGAGCACATCGCGTGGCGGCGCAACAAGGTTGCCACCGCGCAGCCGAAGCTCGGACTGACCAAGCTGCAATGGTTCCAGCAGGAGTACCCGGCCACGGAGCGCGAGGCCTTCGTGAGCACGGGCCGGCACGTGTTCGACGTGCAGAAGCTCATGGACCTGGCCGAGCAGGCGGCCCCTCCGGTGTCGCGCTACGACCTGCCCACGTATTCGAGCCAGTGGACCGCGCAGGCCGATGGTCGGTTGAAGGTCTGGAAGGAGCCCGACCCGATGCGCGCCTACGTGATCGGGGCGGACGTGGCCGAGGGGCTGGTGCACGGGGATTACTCCTGCGCCGATGTCTTGGACCACCTGACCGGGGAGCAGGTCGCGCAGTGGCATGGCCACGTGCATCCCGAGCAATTCGGCGATCTGCTGGCCGCGCTCGGGCAGCGCTACAACCACGCGCACGTCGCCCCGGAGCGCAACAACCACGGCCTGACCACGATCACGCGCCTGGAGCAGCTCGACTACGCGCGGCTGTACGTGGAACTGGTGCCGGAACACCCGCCGGCGCGACCGCGCAAGCGCTTCGGGTTCGTCAGCTCGCACAAGACCAAGCCGCTGATCATCGACGAGCTGGTGGGCGAGTTGAACGAGGACACGCACGGGATCGCCTGCAAGGAGACCTTCATCGAAATGCAGGGCTTCAAGCAGCACGAGGACGGATCGCTTGGGGCCGATGAAGGGCAGTGGGACGACCGCGTGATGAGCCGGGCGATTGCCGGCTACGTGCGCCGCGTGTTGCCGCTGCCGCGGGTGCGCGTGAACCGGGCGAGCGACAAGGCCCCGCCGCCGCCTGGCGCGCATCCGGCGAAGGGGCGCAAGGGCTGGGCGGCCCACACATGAGCAACTACGGCGGGTAGCGTGGCAGCGGGCGTAGCTGAGTGGCGCAAGCCCCTGACACCATCGGAACCAGGTGACGGCGGTTCGATTCCGCCCGCAGCGCACCACGTCCGCCACCAATCGCGGGATGGTGGAGAGGCACCACGCCAGACTCATAACCTGGAGACACGGGTTCGATTCCCGTTCCCGCTACCAATTGGAGGCACCATGAAACGAGTCACGAGAGCCGACATCGAGCGCCTGTCGCTGGAGAATCCGACCGTGCGCGCCTGCATCGAGGCGCAGCGCGGCCATGGCGTGAAGTGGGATGACGCGCTGATGGCGATGGTCTGGTATCTGTACGAGGATTTGCAGGCGCAGCGGGCGATAACCGTGCGTCTGCTGGAGCGGATGCCGGCCGAGGGGATCACCATGGAGGGCGGGGTATCCGATGTCCAAGTTCGCCGCGCGTGCGACGAGTGCCATGAGGTTCGGGAGTGGCTTTCTGTCACCAACAAGGGGCGCTGTGTGTGCGATCGGTGCAGTGCCGATTGGGTCGTGGACCTGATAGGCAACGTCCTGATCGAGCCGACCGGTATCGGAAGCGGAACCGGTGAGGGAGACGTGCTGTATGGCTGAGACGCCCACCATCCGCCAGGGCCGCGTGTCCATGAGCGAAATCCTGCGCACCATCGCGCGCGAGCTGGACAGCGCGGGGCTGATCGCCAAGGGCAAGCTGCCCAACGAGGACGCGCGCTACGGGGTCGAGGTCATCATGGACCGGACCGACCACGCGAAGATCAAGCTGCGGTTCGTGACCCGCGACGACATCATGATCGAGTGGAACATCGACTCTCACAAGGTCGCCGCGAACGACGGGCGCAAGTACCTGCAGACGCTCATGGAGCAGACCTTGAGCGGGCTGGCCGGGCAGCGCATCCAGCGATCCCACGAGACCAACATCATTTTCCCGGCCCGCAGCGGCGTGGCCGATAGCGTTCGGAGGACTCTGCATTGAGCCCACAACCCGCCACGACTGCACGCGCGCCGCTGGGCGAGACACGCGGCCTGATGCGCGTACTCACCAATTCGGACCTGGACGAGCAGAAGCGCCGCGACGACGAGGACGCAGCCGCCCTCTCGCAGCCGGTGGTGGACAACCTGGCCGCCCACGTGCGCAAGGTGTGGGAGCGCAACAAGCAGGCGAAGCTCACCATCGAGCGGACCCTGGCGCGCAACCACCGCCAGCGGAGCATGATCTACGAGCCCGAGAAGCTGGCGGCGATCAAGGATCAGGGCGGTTCCGAGGCGTTCATCGGGCTCACGCAGAAGAAGTGCCACGACGCGGCGGCCTGGATTCTGGACATCACGATGCCTGCCGGCGACAAGCCGTGGGGGCTTGAGCCGACGCCGCTGCCCGAGCTGGACCCGGAAGTGCAGCAGCAGGCCGAGCAGAAGTTGCGCCAGATGGCGATCCAGGAAGCGCTGATGGTCGAGCAGCGCACCGGGCAGCCGGTCGACGTGATGCAGGTGAAGGGCATCATGGAGCTTGCCCGCAAGCGCATGGCGCAGGCGATCAAGGACACGCTCTACGACGAGGCCAAGGAGCGCGCCGAGCGGATGGAGAAGCTGATCGAGGATCAGTTTGTCGAGGGCGGGTTCTACGAGGCATACGTCGAGGTCATCGACGACTTCGTGACCTTCCCCGCGGCCCACATGAAAGGGCCGGTCATCCGCATGGAGAAGGAATTGAAGTGGGCGGAAGGCCCCGGCGGTCCGGTGCCGGTGGTCAAGACGGTGCCGAAGAAGCGCTACGAGCGCCTGTCGCCGTACTACGCATTCCCGGACCCCGACGCCACGACGCCGAACGACGGCAACTTCATCGAGCTGCACCGGCTGTACCGCAAGGACTTCTCGGACATGCTTGGGCTCAAGGGCTACAAGGACGAGGCGATCCGCCAGATTCTTGAGCTCTACGACCGTGGCGGGCTGCACGAGTGGCTCACCACCGACAGTGAGAAGGCGCAGGCCGAGCAGCGTCAGTGGTCGCCGGGGTTCCAGAGCGACAAGATCGACGCCATCGAAATGTGGGGCTCGGTGCAGGGGCGGTGGCTGATCGAGTGGGGCATGGACCCGAAGAAGATTCCCGACCCGCACAAGGAGTACGAGGTCAACGTGTGGATGACCGGCTCCATCGTGTTCCGCTGCGTGCTCAACCCCGACCCGCTGGGTCGCCGGCCGTACTGGAAGGCGTGCTTCTTTGCCGTGCCTGGCGCCTATTGGGGGCGCGCGCTGCCCGACACCATCGCGGACGATCAGGACCAGTGCAACGCCGCGGCGCGGGCGATGATCAACAACATGGGATTCTCGTCCGGCCCGCTGTACGAGGTCGACGTCAGCCGGTGCGAGAACGACGACGGGGAGATTTACCCCTGGAAGCGGTTTGAATCGACCAGCCGGATGATGGAGACCAGTCCGGCGGTGCGCTTCCACAACGTACCGAACACCACGCCGGCGCTGCTGCAGGTCTACGACAAGTTCAGCCTGCTGGCCGATGAGCACTCAGGCGTGCCGGCCTACCAGCAGGGCAATACCGACAACGTGGGCGGCGCCGGCAAGACGGCCACCGGCCTGTCGATGCTGATGAACGCCTCAGCGCGCAGCATCAAGGGTGCGATCCGGCACCTGGACGTCGGGGTGGTCAAGGGTGTGGTGGAGCAGACGTACCTGCACAACATGCTGTTCCACCCCGACCGCTCCGTGAAGGGCGATCTGCGCGCGACGGTGCGCGGCTCCACGGCGCTGATGATCAAGGAGCAGATGGCGATTCGGCGCATGGAGTTTGCCGAAAAGACCAACAACCCGGTCGACAACGCGATCATGGGCATGGACGGGCGGCGCGAGCTGCTGCGCGGCGTGGCCGAGGCGCAGGATATGGACGTCGACAAGATATTCCCCGAGCGGCCTGAGCAGATGCCGGCGCCCGGCGGCGCACCGGGGCAGGGCGGCGCACCGCAGACCCTCGACGCGGCCGGTAACCCGGTGGCCGGTCAAGACGCCTCGATCGCGCAATGATGAGCTACGACCAACAGCGCGGCCTGGCGCAGCTCGCGAGCACGGACTGGTGGCGCCGGGTGGTGCGCCCGATGCTGGAAGAGCGCCTAGCCGAGTACGACAGGCAGAACCGGTCCACGGACGGCGCGAACGTCGCACGCACGCAAGGCCGCGCGCTCGAGCTGGCCGAACTGATCGCGATGTTCGACAACGCGCGCGACCAGGTGGTACGCGCCGATGGCCAAAGGAACCGGCCCAACCCGAGCCTCCGATTCTGAAAGGCGACGACCAGACGCCGAGGTCAAGATCTGGTCACTACCAAGAGGGCATCCAGATGAAGAAGCCCATGAACGGCGGCAAGTCCGAGCGACTGGTCAGCCACATCCGCAATCCGATGCCGGCGTCCGGTAAGGGCAAGTCCGGCGAGAAAACGGTCGCCAAGACCAAGACCGGCGTCGGCGGCTAGTCCGCTACGCCAACCGTAGTACCTGACAGGGGCCGCAAGGCCCCTTTTTCGTGGGAATACCGCACCGGGCTCCACGTGGAACACCCGCAGCCGGCTCCCGACCCAACCACGGCAGAAAACGGAACACCGAGAAAGGCTCCCGCGTTGGGAATACCTGACGAGGCTCCGGAGGTAACACGTGCAAACCGCAACGAGAGTGAAGAAGGCAGAAGATCGTATTAGGGAACTACACACTCAGGCGCAGGACGGTGAGCCGACGCCGGCGCAACCCGCCGAGCCGGCCGCACCTGCACAACAGGCGAATCCGACCGACCCGCCCGACGGCGGTGATCCGCAGAAGGCCAAGCCTGACCTGAAAGACCTACTGACCCCGGTAGACACCGCGCCCACGGGCGAGGACCGGGGGATGGATTTTCGCCCGCAGTACGAAGTGCTCAAGGGCAAGTACAACAAGGAAGTGCCGCAGCTCATGGCCGAGAACGAGTTTCTCAAGAGGCGACTCGAAGCCCTGGAGGACGACATCAAGAACCTGAAAGCCGGCCAGCCGGCCAGCGACCCCAGCGGTGGTAAGCGCCTCAGCCACGTCCGTGGCGAGCTTGGCGATGAAATCGCGGACGAGCTGGAAGGTGTGCTGGGCGCAGGTTCGGGCGATGACAGCAGGATCGACAGCATCGAGCAGTCGATGGCGAGCCTGCAGGAAACGCTCAATCAGGTGAATGAGTCCATCGGGCGCCGAGAAGCAATCGAGGCGCAGACCGCGCAAGAAAAGTTCTTCGCGAACTTGGACGCCGCGGTGCCGCAGTGGAAAACGATCTACAACAGTCGCGAGTTCGTGGATTGGTCGCGCGAGACAAACCCGCTTTCAGATAGCGGGATGTCGTACAACGAGACCATCAATCGAGCTTTCGATCGGTTCAACGTCACTCCCATCGTTCGCGTGTTCAACGAGTTCCTCAAGTCCGTGGGTTTCGAGCCCGCCACGCCAGGCAGCCTGGACGAGCAGATCGTCCCCAAGAGCGCCAGGGGTGGTGGGGATCAACCCACCGGAGAGGTACGGAAGTGGACACCTGAGAAGATCGAGGCGTTCAAGCGTGATGTTAGACGGGGCAAGTACACGGGCCCGGATGGCGCCGCGCAGGTCGCCAAGATCGCTGCGGAGATTCAGCGCGAGCTGACGCAACGCAGCCAGTAGTCCCCCGACGTGCCTCTGAGCCAGAGGTACGCCAGTCATGGCACTCGAAAACGCGCCGGGTCATCCGGCTTACAGCGGCACGTTCATTCCCGAACTGTGGTCGCTCAACATCCTCGTCAAGTTCTACGCGGCGTGCGTCCTGTACGACATCGCGAATACGGACTACGAGCCCGAAATCAAGAAGCACGGCGACATCATCCACGTCCGCCAGACCCCTGACGTCACCATTCGCGACTACGTGAAGGGTGGCACCACGGTGATGGAGGACCTCGACGCCGACGTGGTGGATCTGACGATCGACCGCGGCAAGTACTTCTTCTTCAAGATCGACGACGTCGACAAGTACCAGAGCGATCTGGATCTGATGTCCGATTGGGCCGACGAGGCCGCACAGCGGATGAAGATCACGATCGACACGGACGTGCTGGGTACGGTCTACGGTCAGGCCCATGCCAGTAACCAGGGCTTGACCGCTGGCGCGATCAACTCCGACATCGTTCTCGGAACCACGGCCGCGCCGCTCACCATCACCAAGGCCAACGTCCTCGACGTACTGGTGGACTACGGCACGGTGCTGGACGAGCAGAACGTCCCGGAGACGGACCGCTGGCTGGTCATTCCGCCGTGGATGGCGGGCATGATCAAGAAGTCCGAGCTCAAGGATGCGTCTCTGTCCGGCGACGGTTCGAGCCTGCTGCGCAACGGCCGGCTCGGCATGATCGACCGGTTCACGCTGTACTCCAGCAACCTGCTGACGAAGGTCTCGGGCACGACCAAGCTCATCTTCGGTCACCGCTCCGCGATTTCCTTCGCTTCGCAGATCACCGAGCTGAATCACTTTCCGCAGCTCGAAAACACCTTCGGACAGGCCATTCGTGGCCTCAACGTCTACGGCTTCAACACCATGAAGCCCGAGGCGCTGGGTACGTCGTCCGTGGTGAAGGGCTAAACGCCCTGACGTAGAGAAGTAAGCCCGGTGTTCCGGGTGGCGGGCGGGGCGGTCCTTCGGGGCCGTCCCGCCTTTTTCTATGGGTCAGCCGTTGGCTGGCTCTCTCCATTGTCCCACCGAGGTAATGCAGCATGACTACGCTCAACCTGACCGACGGCAATACGGGCATCCCGCACCGCGGACTGGATCGGTTCTTCGTCCTCGAGAAGAAGATCGACCTGTCAGCGAACAACTCCGGTTCTTCCGATGTACTGGAGTGTCTCAACGTCCCGGCTGGCACGTTCGTGTTCGATGTGTTCGTGCGGGTGATCACGCCCGAGGGTGGCACCCTGACCGCCACCGTTGGCGATGGCGCCGGCGCGGACTCATGGGATGCGTCGACCAACCTCAACGCCACAGCCGGCACCGTCACCCACGGCGCCAGCGGCACCGACGCCTACGCGACATCCGGCAAGTTTTATGCGGCCGCCGACACCATCGACCTGACCATGAGTGCCAATGCTGGCGACACGGCCGTGTTCGTGGTCTCGGCACTGTGCGTCGACCTGGCCGGCTCCGCGGCGCTGTCGTAATCCACCGACTCTGAGAGGTAATCAGCATGACTACCATCAATATGAGCGGTGGAACGGGCGTCATCCCGTACGAGAAGTTTCCCGGCACGCGGCTCAAGACACTGAGCAACGTGGTGGACTTCTCGAAGTTCAATGCCGGGTCAAGCGATCTGATCCAGATGCTCCGCATCCCGGCGAACTTCCTTGTGCTGGGCGTCTCCCACCGCGTTCTCACCGCCGAAGGCGGCACGTCTACCGGCACCATCGGTGACGGCACCGACCCCGACGGCTGGATCGCATCGGTCAACAACAACGCCACGGCGGGCACTTTGCTTGCTGCAACGCAGGCGGCGGCGGATCTGTCAGTAACGCAGGCCCTCATTGCCGGCGGCAGTGCGGGCGACCACACCGTCACTGGCATTGCCACGACCGACACGCTGGTCAGCGTGATCCACAACACGGCCGGTACGCTGGCGGACCTCACTGGTGAGTTCACCATCAGCGCGGCTGACACCATCAACAACGTCGGTGGTACGGACACGTCGAGTGATCAGTTGCTCGTCACGTACACGACCCCGAGCGCGGCCACCAACGCCTACGGTGCGTTGGGCGGCAAGTTCTACTCCGCAGAGGACACGATCGACATGCAGTTGTCGGCTCACGCCGTCGATGCAGCGAAGATCGAGCTTCTGGCCTGGGGTATCGACTTGGCCGCGTAACAACCCAACGGGACCCGGGGCGCAAGCCCCGGTGATCCCACGGAGGACACATGAGCAAGTACCTGCTGAACACCAAGACTGGCGTCGTGCTGGATCACACCGAGCTGCTGGCGAAGCTCGACGAGATGGTGCCCTGCGACGCACACGGCCATCGCATCGCCCCCGAGGTCATGCCGCCGGTCATGCCGGCCGTGGTCGACTACACCGAGGACTCACCGCCGCCAACCGTCGGCCAGGAACCGCCTGTACCGCCGTCCGTGCCGGAGACGGTGACGCCGAGCGCACAGCCGCAGGCGAAGGGAGCGCCGCGCGGTGACGAGGAAGTGCGTCCCGAGGACGTGAAGCGCTGCGTGGCAGCGATCGCGCGCATGGTCGACGGCAAGGCCACGAAGCTGAAAGAGGGCGCCCGTCTCTGGACCCGCCCGAACCACGACGACAAGGGCAAGCCGTGGGCCGAGTCCCTGGCGCTCGAGGCCGGCGTGGCGAACATGACGCCTGAGCTGCGTGATGCGGCGTGGGCGGCCTACCGCGAGCAGGCTGCGTAAGTGGACCTGAGCGAGCTGAAAGCGGAGGCCCGGCGGCTTCTGGATGATCCGCTGCAGCCGGGCACTCCGATCAGCATTGACGGGGTGAGCGTTGCCAACCCCGCGGTAGTCACGGCCGAGCGCCACGGGCTTGTCACCGGGCAGACGGCGACGATCGCCGGGCGCACGGGCGACACGCCGGACATCAACGGCGATCACGTCGTTACCGTCATCGACGCCGACACGCTGAGCATCCCGGTCAACGTCACCGTCTCAGGCGGCGCCGTCGGCACGATCAGCGGCACGGACGAGGATTCGCTGTGGTCCGAGGCCGAGCTGACGCGCTTCGCCAACCTGGCCGAGCGCGAGGCGGCGATGCGCTCTCTGTGCATCATTGACGACACCACCACGCAGGACGCTGACGACAAGCCGATCTGCCGAATCTCGCTCACCGCCGATCCCACCACGCCGGTCTACGAAATCTCGCCCAAGGTCATCACGATCCGGCACGTACAGCTCGCCTCGCTGAACTATCCGATGACGAAGGACAAGCGATTCGGGCTGCAGAACGAGAACCTCGCCAACCTGCCGGCGGGCACCCCCTCGCGCTGGTCCTGGGCGCGACGGCTGCACTACATCGTGCTCAACCGCAAGATCGAGGCCAACGACACGCTCAACCTGGAGGTCACGCGCTATCCGCTGGCCGATATGAGCGCGGCCGACGACGAGCCCGAAATCCCGTTCCACTTCCACTACTCGCTGGTGTACGGGATGCTGATGTACGCCTACCTCAAGAAGGACTCTGAGACGTATGACCCAGCACAGGCCGAGCGCTTCGGCAAGATGTTCGCTGATGTGTTCGGGCCGCCGGTCTCGCTGCAAGAGCTGACCGTCAAGCGCCAGGCGGTGAGCCGACCGCAGTTCATCAGGCACTACTGATGCCGGGAAAGATCTTCACCTACGGCAAGTTCACCGGGCTGAACAACGTCGCGGACCCGACCGAGCTCGGCCCCGAGGAACTGGTTGCCGCGGAGAACGTCGATATTTCCGACCGCGGGCGGCTCAAGCGGCGTCCGGGATTCACGCAGGTGCACAGCGGGACCGTGCACAGCCTGTGGTCGAACCGGGTGGAGGACATCGCGCTGTTCGTGGAGGGCACGGATCTGAAACGCCTGTCCGTGGACGACGCCGGCAACTACACGGTGTCTGAGCTCCGCTCCGGTGTCGCCGCGGTGGCGATGTCCTACGCTGACGCCGCCGGCGACGTGTACTACTCGAACGGGTACGACACGGGGATGATCCGCGACGGGGTGAGCCGGCCGTGGGGCGTGAAAACGCCGGCCGCGCAGCCGACCCTGAGCGCCGCTGCCGGCGCGCTGCCGCCGGGCCGCTACCAGGTCGCGATCACCTACGTCGACGACCTGGGGCGCGAGAGCGGGGCGCGCATGGGCGCGTTCATCGAGCTCACCACCAATCGCGCAATACAGTGCTCGGGCATCCCCTCATCGGGAGAGGCCACGATCACGACCGTGCGTGTGTACTGCACGCCGGTCGACGGCGATATGTTCTACCGCGTCGCGGAAGTGCCGGACGGCACCAGCAGCGTGCGCATCGGGGTGGGCTACTGGACCATCCCCCTGGCGACGCAGTTCCTCTCCGAACCGCCCGTAGGGACCATCGTGCGCTACGTCGCCGGGCGTGTGGCGGTGGTCAGTGGCAACGCGGTGTATCTGTCCGAAGCGTTGTCCTATCACCTGTTCAACCTGCGCAAGTGGTTCTTCCAGTTCCCGGCGCCGATCACGATGGCCGCGCCGGTGCGCGACGGGCTCTACATCAGCGCCGATCGCCTGTACTGGCTGCCCGTGGGCAGTGAGGATGCGCCGCTCGGGTGGCTGGCCGACTACAAGGCCATTCCCGGCACCGACGTGCAGATTGGAGGGGATGACGTTGGCGACGGCACGGTAGAGTCGCACGTCCTATTCATGACCGAGAAAGGCCCGTGCTACGGCGGGCCGGGCGGTGCGTTCAAGAACCTGACCAACACCCGCGTCGCCTACCCCGAAGCGGTGTCGGGGGCATCCGTCGTGCGCGACCAGCGCGGGATGTCTCAGTTCATTACGTCCGTTCGCCGCACCGACAGCGACGGAAACGTGTACACGTCTGACCGTGCAGAGGCCACGGTGATCCGCAATGGGGTCGTCATCCCATGAGCGATCCCCTCGTCTCTGCACTCGATGACCTCTTTCGGCACCTGAAAGGCGCCGCCGCGGCTGTGAAGAAGATCCGCGATGAGGTTAGAAACCACCATCCAGAAGCCACGCCCATCGGGGCCTCGCTTGCACCGCAAGAAAATCGAGGCCATACCGATGCGGATCAACATTCCTGACACTCTCGCGCGCGAGCTGCCGCGCACCCTGCGTAACGGGCACTTCGAGCCGAACGAGCAGGGAATCTACCTCCCCCGCCAGAAGGCCGTCATCGGCGGCACCTTCATCCACGACGTCTACCGGCCCGGTGTCGGATTCCTGGGCGAGCAGTGCGACCACAACCTCGTCGTCAACGAGGGCCTGAATGCTCTGCTCGACATCATGTTCCACGCCGACACGCAGATCACGACCTGGTACGTGGGCATCTTCGAGGGCAACTACACGCCGGTGGCGACCGACACCGCGGCCAACATCGCGTCGAACTCCACCGAGAGCACGGCCTACGATGAGGCGTCGCGCCAGGAGTACAACGAGGCGGCCGCGTCCGGTCAGTCGATCACCAACAGCGCCAACAAGGCCACGTTCACGATCAACGCCACCAAGACGATCTACGGCGCGTTCCTGATCAGCAACTCGACCAAGGGCGGTACGTCGGGCACGCTGTTTTCGGCGTCGCGCTTCTCGGCGTCGCGTTCGGTCATCGCGCTGGACAGCCTGCTGATTACCTACACGATCACGGCCGCCGATGCCTGATGCCGCTGCACATTTCCCTGCGCGGCGTTCAGGGGAAGTGCGCGCGTTGGCTGCCGTTCGCCCGGCGGCAGCTCGATAAACTCCGCGCGCTCAAGGCGCGCACGGACACGAGCGGGCTGCACAAGACCCTGCACGTGGCTGACGGCACGATCCGGGTACGGATTGCCCGCGATCAGGAGTTCATCGAAATCGTGATGAAGGGTGGGGCGGTGCTGTTCACGATCGCCAACACCATCGACGGCGGATTCAACGCGCACAAGCGGTACTACTTCTACAACCCGGACAGAAACCGCTCCAGCTACCTGCTGGAAACGAATCTCGGGGACTACCCTGATATTCAGGCGATGGACTTCTATGCCGGGCTGGGCGCGCTGGTGTATCTCGACAACTACGCCACGGTGTACCCGGTGGTAGGTGTAGGCGTGCCGTTCTCGGACCATGAGTGGAGCGCTGGAAATCCGTCAGGGGCGATCCGCTACCGCAAGGACGTGGATGGGAATTGGGTCTACGTCGCGCACACTACCGACCAAAACCTGCAGGCGCCGTACTACGTCGACGTGGGGTGGGAGGATGGCATGGGCGGCGGCGATGCGACGTTCCTCTACATCGACGTCGCCAACTCGCTCTATCGCAAGGATTCGCGCGAGTACACCTACGCCTGGTCGCAAGAGGACCTCAACCACACCGGGGTCAACAACTATCACCGCTTCCGGGCCTACCTCGTGTCGCGCGACATCACCGACACGGATCTGGACTGGCGCGTGGATTACCTGGTGGGAGAGTGGGAGAACCAATCGGCGTCCCCGGGGCACGTGTTCCGCCGCTTCGAGCCGAGCTACAGCCAGCTCTACCCGGTGTACAACGAGGACACGGTGCACCTGTATGCGGAGACGGTTCGAGTGGACGCGCCGGGAATGGATGCCGAAATCTGGCGCTACGACCGCGCGGCCGGCACCAACACCAAGGTGCTGTCGTGGGACAACCTTGAAGCGCAGTCTAGCTATTACCACCCCGAGGTCTTTCTGCTGGACCACGACGGCAAGACCTGCGGGTACGCCGCGATCGAGGTAGCGGTCGACGGGACCATCACGGAGCTGCCGGACAACGGTGGCACGCCTTCGGCGCTCTCGCGCTTCTACGCCGGGCCGTGCGACGACGTGCTCGATGCCGACGGCAATGTGGTACTCGCCGGCGGGATCGAGAATGCACAGCTCGTGCTCGAGCTCGATATGAACGACATCGAGTTCTACGGAACGCCGAGCGCCAACTTCGCTTACCGGGTGCTGGGCTTCTGGCGCATTTCTGGCGGCTACGCTGCCGACGCCGACGGCAACCTGGTGGACACGGCCGTGTACGGCATCTGGATACTCGGGGATTTCAGCCCGGAGTACTACCCGTCGCTGCTCGCGCGCTGGTCATCGGCCGATGGCCTGCAGCTCGTCTACAAGGTGTTCGATGACCTGTCAGACGGGTTCTTCTACAAGAAGTACTTTCAGAACAACCAGTACAGCTTCAACATGCTGACCGACGCGGACCCCATGACTGGCGCAAACCCGAAACGAAAGAACCTGCTCGACGGAGCGATCACGATGAACGGCTCTCCCGTTGATCCGAGCTTCTATACGAGCACGTGGGTGTTGCCGCGGTTCGCCAAGGTGTCGCGCTAATGCCGTCCGTTGGCGAAACGAAATCCGAGCAGTACGGATGCTGGCTCGTGTTCTACCGTTGGGACGGGTTGCAGTGGGTCAACATCTCATCGGTGTGGATATGTGGCGGTGGCGAGAATCCGGGCGATCCGGGCGAGCCGGATGATCCGGGGACGACAATCAGTGACACGCCGCCCCCGGACGTCGATGCGGACGCGCCGCCGACCGTGGGATTCCCCAACTCTCCGACGAACACGACGCCGAATCCTGATCCGACACCAGGAACGCCGCAGGCGTATTCGCGCACGATTGCCGACGGAATCAACATCGCGGATAACCGGGCTGACCGCGCCTTCAACACTGGCTGGCTCACGCCGAACCTGGTGACAGAGCGCGATGTCACTGACGCGAAGAATTGGCAGGGTGTGAACGCGGTCAAGGAGGAAAACGAGGTGGTCGCGACGCTCGCGGCGTCAGGGGGTCACTTCGGAACGAAGCTGTGGTGCAAGGACTTCCGCGCCAACATTCCCGCCGGCGCGGTTCCGCTTGGGTACGAGATAGAAGTCGTGCGCTCGGTGTTCGGCACGCAGGACGTATCGGGCGACCAGCTTGCCATTGCGATCTGCCGGTGGGAAATACAGTCGTGGGAGATTGACGGTGTTTCCTACGATTCCAAGGCATACTCGGTGAATTCGCAAGACACCGTTCCGGTGCGTGCGCAATTCAACGCAGACGGCTCGAAGATGTATGTGCTCGGCACTACGAACGACGCCGTATTTCAGTATTCGCTTGGGACAGCTCTCGACGTCAGTACGGCTACATACGACTCTGTCTCGCACAGCGTACAGTCTCAATACAGCAATCCGCATAGCAGTGGTTTTGCTTCATTCGTGTTCAAGCCAGATGGCGCCAAGCTCTATGTCGTAGGGACAGACCTGGATAGGATTTACCAGCACGCACTGAGCACGCCCTGGGACCTATCGACAGCTTCATACGAATCAAAATCGTACAGCCCCGTGGTCCAAGGCACGAACCCGACCAGCGTCGCGTTCAACGACGATGGGAGCAAGATGTACGTGCTCAGTCTCGCCGCGGAGAAGGTGTCGCAGTACACGCTGTCGACGCCGTGGGATGTCAGCACTGCGTCGTATGCCAGTAAGCAGCTCGACGTGCGCGATGAGCTCGGCCCGGGCTATGACTTTTCTTGCGAGATTGCGTTCGATACCAATGGATCGCACGTGTTCGTGCTAGTCAATAACACCTTCGGGTCGGACGACTTCGAGATATACCAGTTCACGCTGTCGACGGCGTGGGACATCAGCACAGCGTCCTACGATTCCAAGTCCTACGCGCTTGGCAGTTCGCTCAATACCGCCGGACCGTGCAACTTTGCATTCAGCCAGGACGGATCGAAGATGTACGTGACCGCTGGCACATCCATTTGGCAGCATAGCGTCTGATGCCCACGATACCCAACGAAGGCGACATCAGCGGCGACTACACGTGGACCTGCTCAACGTACACGGATGGGTCGACGCACACCGACTACGCGACCGTGGAGCGGGTGAGCTCGGCGGGCGGCGCCAACTCCCTGTTCGGCACAGACTTCACCGATCAGGACGTAAACAGTCCCGAGTTCGGCGTGCTGTACAGCGTCAACCCGGACAACGCCACGACGATCCGAGCCAATGCGGTGCGGCTCAAGGTGTACTTCGCGCTCGAGGTCGACAAGGGAACGGTGCCGTCTGTGCTTCCCGAGAGCCTGGCCGCGGTGAGCCTGAGCGGTCCGCTGGCGGTGGCTGTCGGCGCAGGCGGGTTGATCTTCACCAGCGCCGACCGCGGCGAGACTTGGACGCAGCGCACGAGCGGCGTGACAGAGAACCTGTACTGCGTGATCTACGCCCGCGGGAAGTACATCGTGGGCGGGCAGAACGGTGTGCTGCTCACGAGCACGGACGGGATCAGTTGGACGCGCAACGCCTCATCGACCTTCCAAGACATCTTCGGGCTGGCGTTCAGCCGCAACAAGCTGCTCGCCACCGGCACCAACGGCGATGCACTGTCCGGCACGGATGTCAGTGACCTGGTGGGCAAGGCCGTCGTCGTCGACCCGTACACGCCACCCGCATGAGCGAATCCACACATTCAGTCGCGGACAACGGCACCACGTATGTCCGCGTTGGGCTCAATGGGCTGATCCAGACCAGCACCAACGGCGAGGACTGGACGGCGCAGACCAGCGGCGTGAGCACGACGCTGTGGGCGGTGGTGTGGGGAGAAGGCCTGTTCGTGGTGGTGGGCGACAGCGGCGTGATCCTGACCAGTCCGACAGGAACGACGTGGACCGCCAGGGCCTCTGGCACGGCTGAGGACCTGCACGACGTCGCATACGCCGATAACTTCGTCGCCGTTGGTGACGCTGGCACTGTGCTCATAAGCGAGGACGGGATTGCCTGGGGCTCGGTCCCGTCGCAGACCACGGAAAACCTGTGGGGCGTGTCGGCGGGCTCGGGATCGTGGCTTGCGTGCGGCGACAACGAGACGATCATCGCCGGCGACCTGATCACACTCGATCTGGATGCCTCGCTTGAGGATGGTGTTGGCGCTTCGGGCAGCATCAGCGCAGCCGGCAGCACCTACAACGTCACGGCGTCCGAGTCGATGGAGCTGCCGAACCCGGCGCTACACGACCTGGAGCGCGAGCCGAAGTACGAGTACCTCAGTGAGACCGTGCTGCAGACAGACGACGGTACCGATGCGCTCGGGGCATTCGTGCAGCCGGCGGCCGACACCGCGCAACTCAATGACCGCCCGTTCATCAACAACGAGGCGGTATCCGACGCGGTGACGCTGAGCTCGGCCATTCTCGGCTACTACGGGCGCACGCTGGTCGAAGCGGTGGAAATCGACGAAAGCGCGGTCGCACTGTTCCAGGCGCACGGGGAAATCACTGACGACCTGACGGCCGACGATGCCCTGGTGGTGTCGGGCGTGTGGATCACGGCCCTGTCCGATGGCCTGACGGTCGACGACACACTCAGCGCCGGGCAGATCATCCAGCAGGCGCTCTCCGAAGGCGTGGTGTTCGCGGTGGGACTCAGCACCGGAGCGGACGCCTACACCGGCTGGGTCATGAACACCGCCAACTACGCGATGACGCAGTACACGAATTTCGCGTTCAACTCCTACGCGCGCCTCAATGGGGCGGCGCTGGGCGCCAATGACTCTGGCATCTACGTGCTCACCGGAACCGACGACGCCGGCACCGCGATCGCGGCACGGGCGCGCACCGGGGTCACAGATTTCGGGGTATCGAACCTCAAGCGCGTGATCGAGGCCTATTTTGGCATCCGCAACGATGGCGCGATGGTCGTCAAGACGATCACGGACGAAGGCAAGGAGCGGTGGTACGAGATGCGGCAAACCAACGCCGGTATCCACCGGTCCCGCTGCAAGCTGGGCCGCGGCGTGCAGGCGAACTACTGGCAGTTCGAGCTGCTCAACAAGGATGGGGATGACTTCGAGCTCGACTCCATCTCCCTGACGCCGATCGTCCTGACCAGAAAACTCTCCCGGACAAACTGATGGCAGCCGAAGAAACCGTACAACAGGTCATCGACAACGCGATAGACCAGGCGCAGACCTACGCCGACCGCGCCAACGACTTCGCGGAGGAAGCGGTACGCGCGGCGAAGTATGCGTCTGTGCCGACGCCGACGTGGCCGGAAATCGACGAACCGACCGAACCGGCTCTGACCGCGCCGCCGCTCGACTTGGGCAATCTGTTCGAGGGGGAGCAGGACGCCAAGCAGGATGAAATCGAGGCGTTCATCAACGAGCAGTTTCAGGACTGGCTCAACACCTATTACCCGGACTTCACGGCGAAGCTGGCGAGCGTGGCCGGGTGGCTCGACAACGCCATCACGAACGGCGGCACCGGCCTGAGCCCGGCCGTTGAGAGCCAGATATGGGATCGCGCGCGCACGCGAGAGGATGCGCTGAATCAGCGCTCCACGGACGACGCGGTATCGGCCATGGCCGCCCGCGGCTGGGCGCTGCCGTCCGGGGTGCTGGCCGAGCGCCTGCGCGTGAATACGCAGGAGAACATCAACCGGGATTCCGGCCTGTCGCGCGACATCGCGATCAAGCAGGCCGAGCTCGAACAGTCGAACGTGCGCTTTGCCGTCCAGCAGAGCGTGGCCCTGCACCTTGGGATCATCCAGGCCGCCGCTAATTGGGTGAGCTTGATGCTGCGCTCCTACACGACGTCGGCGGATCTGAGCAACGCGCTGCTCAATGCGACGATCCAGTTCTACAACCAGTCGATTCAGTATTACCAGGCGCGCATCCAATTCGAGAACCTGCTGCTCAACTACTCCAACAACGACTTCGAGGCGAACCGCGCCGAGACGCTGTACAACCTGGACGCCGCTGACCGCCAGGCGAAGAACCACACGAACGCGGCAATCTCGGCAGCGCAGCAGATGGGCGGCATCGCGCAGTCCGCGATCGCGTCGCAGAACACCATGGCAACAATCGTGTCAGAGACGACGAGCGAGGTTTAGGCTATGCCGGATCAAGAATACTTCCGCAAATCGGCGCAGAACCAGCCTATTCAGCAGCTTGGCGAGGACATCTTTGCCACCAGCGACCGCGAGGATCGCAAGCTCAATCGGTTCAGCGACCAGCGCAACATCGACACGCTGCGCGGCGGACCGCCGGCGCCAGGTTCAGGACCGTCGATGCCGGGGGGTGGCGGCCAAGCCAATCCGGTGGACGAAGCGGCGCGACGCGGCAACCTGCGCGGATTCATGGGCGACAGCATGGAGTACCTCACCGGCATTGTGCCAGATGCGCGGACCCTCATGGCCGAGCGCTACGGCCCCGATTCGCTGAACGATCTGGATAGCCTGCACGCGGACCTGCAGCGCGCCCGTGTGGCAGCCGGGCTCACCGGCGCCGCTGGGGGGCCAGGCGGCACCGTGAGCACGATCCCCTCTGACGTCAACCCGTTCCTGTCAAACGATCAGCGGCTTGCCATGGCGCGGCGCGACGTGGGGCTCAACGCGGAGGGCACCGGCTACTCCACGCAGGTCCGCAACGATCAGCGCTTGCGTGCAGAGGGAAATGCGCACCTGGCGAGCGACGCCAGCCCCGAGGAACGTCGCCTCAATCGCCGCGCGCTGTTGGAGCGCGAGCTGCGCAACGTCAATCTCGGCGGCAACCAGAGCATCACCGATCTGGCGCGCAACCGTGTGCTGCACCGCGACCTCACCCGGCAGATTCAGCAGCTCGACAAGGAGGGGCAGGCCGCGCAGACGCAGGGCTTGGAGGAACGCAAGCTCTCGCAGGCAGCCGAGCAGAAGGCACTCGACCGGCAGAACGAGCTCGTCAAGAGTGCGCTGGACCAGGCGAGCGACAAGCCGGCGGCGGTGGCGGAAATCGAGTGGTACGCGAAAAACCTGTTCGGCGGCGATGCCGGCAAGGCCGCGGAGTTCTACAAACGGAGCCGTGGCAAGAACCCGCAGGAGGTCGAGGACAAGCTGTACACCGAGGCTTACACGGCGACCGGCAGCAGCGAGGAAGCCGCGGCCGCGGTAGATGCGTTCCGCAGGTTCCGCAATCAGGGCGGTCCCAGCGGTGGCGGGCAGCAGCAGAACACCTACAAGATCGTCGGCCCGGACGGCAAGGCGGTAGAGGCCACCGTGAAAAACGGTGTGTGGGCGGACGCCAAGACGGGCAAGCCGCTGTTCAGCGAGGTCAAGCCGAAGGCCAAGGTGCCGGCTCGTCAGGAGGCCGCGCAGCCGGCAGCGAAGTCCGAGAAGCCGAGCACGGCAGAGAAACCGGCCAAGAAGAACGATCAGCCAGCGAGCGACGCTAAACCAGACTTTGCCGAGCGGTTGGTGCGGAATCTGGTTTACAAGGGCGTGTCCCCGGAGCGGGCAGAAAAGATACTGGCGCCAGAGCGCCGCAGCGTCGCGAAGGTCAAGGAGGCCATCGGCAAAGGCAAGATGGGCGACTTGAATGACGAGACGATACGCACAGCGCTCAAGAGCACCGAAGTCTCGAACAAGGACAAACGCGACCTGCGCCGCGAATTGAAGCGCCGAGAGAAAGAGAAGGCCGCTTGAGCACCCCTGCGAACAACCTCCCGGAGCTCCCCGAGGGCTACCGGGTAGAGCCTGTTGAGCCCACCCCTACGCAGCCCGGACCGGCTACGTCCCGACTGCCGGCGCTGCCGGACGGGTATCGCCTCGAGGAACCGCGCGCGCTCGCCGGTGCCGCGGCGCAACCGTCCGACGATTCGCAGTTCACCAAGGGGTTGAAGTCCGGCATCGACCAGACGCAGGGCCTTCTCTACGGGCTCGCCGGGCTGGCGGGGTCTGCCGTGGGCAGCAAAGACCTCGAAAGCTGGGGTTTGGAAGGCTATCAGCGCAACGTCGACGAAGCGGCGCAGAACGCCGGGCGTGTGTCGAGCGTCACCGACATCCGCAGCGGTGCCGACTTCCTGGACTGGTCCGCGTACACGCTGGGCAACCTGGTGCCGACCATGGCAGTGCTGATCGGCGGTGGTGGGATCGGCGGTGCGATCGGCAAGCAGGCCGCCAAGCAGGGGGTGAAATCCTATCTGTCTAAGGCGCTGGGCGAGAAAGCCGGGCGTACCGTCAACGAAGCTGCGCTCAAGCGCCTGGCCACACGCGCGCTGGACAAGGGCGTACGGCGCGGGCAGATGGCTGGAGCTTTCGCCGGATCATCGGGACTCGAGGCCGGCGGCATCTTCGCGGACACGGTAGAGGAAAACGGTCAGACGCATCCCGGCGTGGCCGCGGCGTTCGGTGTGCTCGCCGGCGCGCTCGACGCGATCCCGGTGATCAACCTGTTCGACAATTGGGGCATCGGCCGCGAGGTCAAAGGCGCGATCCTCAAGAATCTCACGCAGGGGAAGTGGGGCGCGGCGACGAAGAAGGTGCTCGAGCAGGCCGCGCTCGAAGGGTCCACCGAAGGCGTGCAGACGGTGGTGGAGCGCGCCGCGGCGAAGTTCGTCGACGACAACAAGGACATCTTCTCCGACGAGGGGTGGAACGAAATCATCAACGCCAGCGCCGCCGGCGGCCTGATGGGCGGCGTGATGGGGGTCCCCGCTGGCGTCATCGCGCACCGGCAGGCCGGGCAGCCAGAGGCACCGCCCGCGCCAGAGATTCCCGAGCGCGGCACCGACCTGGCCGGCGGCGAGAGCGAGGACCTGCTGGGCGCCGGCGACACCGCGCTCGGTGCCGAAGAAATCACCATCGAGGACACGCTTGCCAACGCGCCGGGCATCGACGTGCAGGAGCTCAGCCCCGAGCAGGTCGACGTCACGCGGCCGCTGGACACTGAGGGCATCGACGTCACGGAGCTGCAGACGCAAGACCTGACCGCCGCGCCGCCGCCGCCCGATACCGCCGGGATCGACGTCACCGAGCTGTCGGCGCAGGACGTCGCCGCGGCCGAGCCGCCCGTGGAGCCGGTCGATACGACCGGGATTGACGTGGCCGAGCTCCCGCTGCAGGAGACGCAGCCCGCCGCGGCGCCGGCCGAGCAGGTGCCTACCGCTGGGATAGACGTGGCCGAGCTGACCACGGAGCCCGCTGCCGCCGCGCCTGCGAGCGTTGAGGATGCCATCGACCAGGCCGCAGCCGAAGCGGCGACGTCCCCCGACAACGACCTGCCCGAGCCCACCGAGGCTCAGAAGAAGGCCGGCAACTATAAGAAGGGGCACGTCCAGGTCCACGGCCTCGACATCTCCATCGAGAACCCCGCCGGCTCGAAGCGCCGCCCCGAGTGGCCCGATCTGACCCACGACTACGGCTACATCCGCCGCACTGAGGGCAATGACGGCGATCAGGTCGACGTGTTCCTCGGCCCCGATCCGCAGTCGGAGACGGTGTACGTCGTCGACCAGCGCAATCCCAAGACGGGAGCGTTCGACGAGCACAAGGCCATGGTGGGCTTCGATTCGGAGCAGGCTGCGCGCGAGGGGTATCTGTCGAACTACGGCAAGGGATGGAAGGGGATGCGCGGCATCACCGCGATGTCCGTCGACGAGTTCAAGGACTGGCTCAAGAACGGCGATACCAAGAAGCCTGTCGGCCAGTCCGACACGTTCAAGCGGGTGAAGGCGCGCAACGCGAAGAAGAAGGGCGAGGAAGTCCCGCACACCGACGACGACCGCGATATGCAGGTGGCAGAGCCCGCCGCCACGCCGCCGCGCAAGCCCAAGCCCGAGACGTCTACCGATGAGGTCCCGTTCACCGACGACGGACGGGACGTGCCCACGGAGGCCACCGACAATGCCGAGACGGTACGAAGCGATGAGGGACAAGTTCGAGGACGAGGGAATGAGTCCGAAAAACGCCAAGAGAAAGGCGGCACGAATCTACAACGGGACCAGGAAAAAGAGCGAGCCGAAGCTGAGTCCGAAGCACAAGCGCCGAAGCAGGAGAAAGGCTGGAAGCGCATAGGCGCCAACTCTGCCGGAGAGCCGCTGTATGAGGACCACAACGGCGTGCGCTCGATCACAGATGGGGGGATTCGCATCACGGAGTCTGTAGGCATCGTGCCTGGCCGCGGCATCATCATCAACAAAGAGGGCCGCGATGCGCGGTTCCTGACGGCCACGGAAAGGGACGAGCGCAAGGCACAGGCAGAGCCCGCCGAACCTGCCCCCGCGAAACCCTCACAGAAAACGCCGGAACCGGCTCCCGCCGCACCGGAGAGTGGTAAACTCGAAACCGAGGGCGAGACGACGCCGCCCCAGGAGGCCCCCGATGTCAGCGTGGAACGAGCAGGCGAGACGGCACTGGAAGGAGTTTCAGCCGAGCCGGTACGCACGCCTGCAGGCCGAGGGCCGGCTGAACGCGGAGGTCGCGAAGGCGGTGACGAACACGCGCCGGGATATGAGTCAGCTCCAGGAGATAGCGGGGCTGACGTACGACGAGGCGTGGGAAGCGGTGAGGGAGAGGTATCTGTTCCCGCCGCCGGAGAGCCAGCCACCCGAGGCGTAGGGAACTACCGCATCACCGAGGCCGACGAGCTCGGCCGCGGCGGCGTCAAGACCAAGTTCGCACAGAACGTCGCTGCCATCCGTCTTGCCAAGGAACTGGTCGAATCCGGCCAGCCCGCCACTCTCGAACAGCAGAAGATCCTCGCCAAGTACGTCGGCTGGGGCGGTATGCCCCAGGCCTTCCCGCGCCCGGACGGCTCGGTTGCGAAGGGCTGGGAGAAGCAGGCCGAGGAACTGCGTGAGGTCCTGAGCGACGAGGAATACGCCGCGGCCCGGCGCTCCACGCAGGACGCCCACTACACATCCCCCACCGTCGTGGGCGCGATCTACAACGCGCTGGCGCGCTTCGGCTTTACTGGCGGCAAGGTGCTGGAGCCGTCCGTGGGCACGGGCAACTTCCTTGGGCTGACTCCCAGCGCGCTGCGCTCAAAGGCGCGGTGGACCGGCATCGAGCTCGACCCGCTCACGTCCAAGATCGCGCAACTGCTCTACCCGAAGGCCGACATCATCAACAACGGCTTTCAGGATGTGGCCGTGCCGTCGGGATCGTTCGACCTGGTGATTGGCAATCCGCCGTTCGGCAGTCAACGCCTGTTCGATCCGAACCACAAGGACATATCGAAGTTTTCTATCCACAACTTCTTTTTCGCCAAGTCCATTGAGGCTACGCGCCCCGGCGGCCTGATCGCGATGGTGGTGTCGAACTACATGCTCGATTCGACCAAGGCCGGCGCGCGCGAGTACATGGGCGACAAGGTGAATTTCCTTGGCGCGATCCGGCTGCCGAACACGGCATTCAAAGAGAACGCGGGCACCGAAGTCACGACCGACATCATCTTCCTCCAGAAGCGTGGGGAGGGCGTGCCGGTCATCGAAACCGCTTGGACCCATGTAGGCACGGTGGAGGACCCCGCCGGCGGCGAAGCGATCACGCTCAACGAGTATTTCGTCAACCACCCCGACATGATGCTGGGTGAAATGCGCCGCGAGGGTTCGATGTATGCCAAGGACTCTGCCGCGCTGATCGCCCCGAAGGACCAGGACCTCGCCGCCGAGCTCGAGGCCGCGGTTGCAAAGCTGCCCGCCAACGCTATGGATCCGGTCGACCGCATTGCCGAGGAACCGGCGCCGCAGCCGGCGGCCCCTGGAGAGATTCCAGAGACCACGAAGGTGTGGGGCCTGTTCGTCGGCGCGGACGGCGAAATCATGGAGCGCACGCCAGACGAGCTGGACAAGCGCCAGGCCCGCCCGGCGGTGTACGAGGACAGCAAGGGAAATCAGCGGCCCTTCTCCGAATCCGAGAAGAAGCGCGTCCGCGATCTGATCGGGTTGGCGAACGCGGTGAAGGAGCTGATCGCCGCCGAGCGCAGCGACGCCAAGGACATCGAGGCGAAGCGCAAGAAGCTCAACCGGCTCTACGATGCGCACGTCAAGAAGTTCGGGCTGCTGCACAGCCAGGGCACAAAGCTGGTATTCGAGGGCGATCCCGAGTACCCGCTGCTGCTGTCGCTGGAGCGCGGCTACGAGCGCGCCGTCTCGCCAAAGCGTGCCAAGCAGCTAGGGACCAAGCCGCGCAAGGCCCGCGCAGACAAGGCCGACATCTTCACCAAGCGCGTCAATCTCCCCTACCGGGAGATCACGCGCGTCGACGACGCGGATTCTGCGCTCAAGGTCTCGCTGAACCAGCGTGGCAAGGTCGACGTCGACTACATGGCGCAGCTCTCAGGGCAAGACCCCGAGCGCATCATCAAGGACCTGGCCGGGCGCATCTATCTGGACCCCGTAGCGGGATGGGTGACGGCTGACGAATACCTGTCCGGCAACGTCAAGGCCAAGCTCGCGCAGGCGAAGGAACAGACTGATCCGAGGTTCGCGGCCAACATCGAGGCGCTGGAGAAGGTACAGCCCGATGATGTAGAGCCGGTCGACATTTCCGTGCGCCTCGGTGCGCCGTGGATTCCTGCCGAGGACATGCAGGACTTCATCACGCACCTGCTCCAAATTCCGTCGCACGCGCAGTATTCGACGCTGACCGGCACATGGATCGTCAAGCTCAAGGGACGTCCCGATCGTACTCGCAACCACGAAATGTGGGGCATCGAGCAGATGGGGGCGAGCCGGATCATCGACAACGTGGTGAACAACCGCCCGGTGCGCGTCACCTATCGGGACAGCAATGGTTCCACGATTGTCGATCAGGAGGCCACTGCCGAGCTCAACGCGAAGGCTGACGCCATCCGGCAAGAGTTCTTGGAATGGGTGTGGAAGGACGAGGACCGTCGCGATCGCCTGGCCCGTCTCTATAACGACACCTTCAACCACTCGATTCAGCGGCGCTACGACGGTTCGCACCTGACCCTGCCGGGGATGAATGCGACGATCACGTTGCGCCAGCACCAGAAGGATGTGATCTGGCGCGCGATCCAGGAGGGGCGGCTGCTCATGGATCACGTCGTCGGCGCCGGCAAGACCTTCGCCGCGATCGCTGTGGGCATGGAAATGCGCCGGCTTGGGCTCGCCAACAAGCCCATGTATGTGGTCCCGAATCATCTGGTGGAGCAGTGGGCCGCGGACTTTCAGCGCCTCTACCCTGGTGCCAACGTGCTGGCCGCCACCAAAAATGACTTCCAGAAGCAGAACCGGCGCAAGTTCTTCTCGCGCATCGCCACCGGCGACTACGACGCCATCATCGTTGCGCATTCGTCGTTCAAGTTCATCCCGACCCCGCTGGACGAATATCAGGCCTTTCTCGAGGAACAGATCAAGGACCTGGTGGCGGCCATCGAGGAAATGGAAGAAGCCGGCGAGAGCAAGCGCACGGTCAAGCAGCTCGAAAAGATGAAGGAGACGCTGGAGAACAAGATCAAGAAGGCGATGGAGGACCGCGGCAGCAAGGATGATGTCGTGGATATGGGCGAGATGGGCGTCGACTCGCTGATCGTCGACGAGGCACATCTGTTCAAGAACCTGTTTTTTGCGACCAAGCGCGCACGCCAGGGGATCAGCGTCACCGAGTCCGAACGCGCTACCGATCTGTTCGTGAAGGTGCGCACGCTGCAGAAGAAGAACAGCGGTCGCGGTGCGTACTTCCTGACCGGTACGCCGATTAGCAACAGTATCTCCGAAATGTTCACGATGCAGCGTTATCTGGACTACGCGACGCTGCAGCAGCAGGGCATCACGCACTTCGACGCATGGGCGGATACCTTCGCCAACTTCACGACGGCATTCGAGATTTCATCCACTGGTCAGGGATTGAGCCTCAAGACGCGGCTGTCGGAGTTCACCAACGTCCCCGAGCTGATGACGATGTACGGCCAGTTTGCCGACGTCATCACCATGGAGGACCTGGAGCGCCAGGCAGCGGCCCGCGGAAAGCGCTGGCCGGTGCCGAAGGTGAAGGGCGGCAAGCCCGAGAACCTGATCGTGCCGATCAGCACCGAGCAGTCCGCGTACATGATGGAGATTGTGCACCGGGCCGAGAATCTGGACCCGCGCGATCCCCAAAAGGACAACATGCTCAAGATCACCAACGACGCGCGCAAGGCCGCGCTCGATATGCGGTTGATCGACCCGGGCATAGAGGACAACCCCGACAGCAAGACGAGCACCGCGGCCAATCGCATCTTCGACCTCTACACGCGCTGGAAGAAGGATCGCGGCACGCAGCTCGTGTTCATCGACCTGAGCACGCCCAAGTCCGCGCGCTCAGCCGAGCAGCGGCGCATCCAGGACCTCGTAGCGCGTGCACGCGATGGCGACGAAACGGCGCAGGCCGAGCTCGAGAAGGTGAGCCCGGACGACATACTGGCGCTGTCGTCGGTGTTCGACGTCTACAACGACCTCAAGGACAAGCTGATCGCCAAGGGCGTGCACGAGGGCGAGATTGCCTTCATCCACGACGCCAAGACCGAGAAGCAGAAAGAGGACCTGATGGAGCAGGTGCGCGCCGGCAACGTGCGCATTCTGCTGGGCTCCACGTCGAAGATGGGCGCGGGCATGAACGTGCAGGACAAGCTGATCGCCCTGCATCACCTTGACGCCCCGTGGCGCCCCTCTGATCTGGAGCAGCGCGAGGGCCGCATTGTCCGCCAGGGCAACGAGTTCTACGAGCGCGACCCGGACGGGTTCGAGATTGAGATTGTCCGCTACGCCACCGAGCGCACCTACGACTCGCGCATGTGGCAGACCATCGAGCGCAAGGCCAAGTTCATCGGCCAGCTCCGCAAGGCGCAGGCCGGCGTGCGCGTGGTGGAGGACATCGGCGGCGAGGCGGCCAACGCCGCGGAGATGAAGGCCGCGGCCACCGGCAACCCGCTGATACTTGAGCAGGTCGATCTGGACCACAAGGTACGCCAGCTCGAAATCAGGAAGAAGCAGCACACCCGGTCGCAGCATCGCCTGCAGCAGACGATCAGCCGCCTGGAAGCGGACGGCGGGCCGGCGTCACGCGCCGCAGAGAAGAAGAAGATCGTCCAGGCCAACATCGCCACGCGCGACCAGAACACGCCGAAGAATGACAAGGGCGAGCGCGTATTCACGGCCACGATCAACGGCAAGACGCTGGACACGCACACCAAGGCCGGCAAGGCGCTCAAGGCCGCGGTAGCGAAGTTCCTGTCATCGAAGGGCCTGCAGCGCGGCACGCGGGAGACCATCGGCAGCTACCGTGGGTTCGATGTCCTGGCCGGATACCGCGGGCAAACGTCGCAGGGCTATGACGGTATCACCGTCGATATTGCCACCGCGGAAGGCCACAAGAACGTGATGTGGACGGACACCAACGGCCTCAAGGAAATGGCCGACGTCGAAGCGTTCAAGATCCTCGACCGCTACATGAAGGAGTGGGACAACGCACTGGAAGAGATTGACGACCGCGCGTCCCGTGAGAAGGCCGAGCTCGCGACCGCCAAAGAGGAAATCAAAAAGCCGTTCAAGGATAAGGAGGAACTGGAGAAGGCCAAGAAGCGGCTCGCGGAGGTCACGGCCGAGCTGACCAAGAAGGACGAGGACAAGAAGCCAGGCGAGCCCGACGTCGCGCGGTCGCAGCGCGAGCCCGCCACGTCTCTTGCGACGGCCGACGCTGTGCGCGAGACGCTGCGCGATATGTTTGGCAAGCGTGCGGATCGGTTCACCGTCGTGCAATCGACCGATGATCTGCCGAACAAGTGGGGGGTTGGATTCAGCGGCACCATCGGATTGGCCGAGAAGAGCACCGGCGCCATCTACCTGGTCGCTGACAATATCGACGTCATGGACCGGGCCGGCCTGTACGGCGTGATCCTGCACGAGATTTTCCACGTCGCCATGTCCAAGGACCCGAGGCTCAAGGCGCACATGGACCGGTTCACCGCGAAGCTGGCAGAGATGCGCCGGCGCGCGCTGGCCGGCGAGGACAGCGAGGCTGCGGACTTCTACCGCGTGGCCAACGCGCTGGTGCCTAAGAACACGCCGAAGGAACTGGACCTCGAGGAATTTGCCGCCTACGCGCTGCAGGTGTGGGAGAAGCCAACCACGAGCATCCCGGAGGCGATTTCCAAGCTCATCAAGGATCTGGTCGCGGCCATCCGTATGGCGCTGGTGCGCGCGGGCCTGTACCGACCGAAGGACATCACGCCGGCGGACCTTTCGGCGCTGGCCCGCTCGTGGTTCCGGCGCGAGGATTACGTCTCGGTCGAAGGCGAGCAGCTCAGCGTGAGCAGCGATCGCGCCAAGTCTGTGATCGCCCGCGCGACCCGGCGCACCGCACCGTCACGGCAACTGACGCCCGAGCAGCAGGCGGCCATGGAGAAGCACGCTCCGCAGGCGCCGCGCAAGCCCATCCGCCAGCGCATCATGGAAATGAAGCAGGACTTCGGGCTCAAGGTGTCGCAGGGCATCTTCGACCAGTACGCAAGCCTCAAGAACCTCTCGGAAAAGGCCTGGATGCTGGCGCGGCAGACGCACAGCGTATCCGGTGCGGTGGAGGCGGCGTTCACGCACGGCAAGCTGAAACTGGATCGGTCCGGCGCGATCGACGTCGACACCAACGGCCAGGGGCTCGCGCAGGCCTTGCGCCCGCTGGGCGAGGAACTCGACCACTTCCTGATGTGGATTGCCGGCAACCGCTCGGACCGCCTGAACCGGCGCAGCGCCACGGCCACGCGCATGGCCAAGGACCGGATCAACCAGGCGAAGCAGCTCGAAGCGCAGGCGCGGCGGCTCGAAGTGGGTGCGACCCGGCAGCAGGTGCAGCAGAAGAAGGCGCTGCGCAAGCAGGCGACGCGGCTGCGCAACGAGGCCAAGGCGCTGGAGGACATCGCCAGCGTGCGCGAGCGGCTGTTCACGGACCAGGAGGTTGCGGCGCTCAAGACCCTGAACCGCGGCACCATGGCCGATGGACGTAACCGCGCGGAGGTCTATCGCACGGCGCTGGCCGAGCTCAACGCCTTCCAGAAGTCCGTGCTCGACATCGCGGAGCAGACCGGCACCATCGACCCGCAGGAGCGCGCGCGCTGGGATGAGGACTTCTACGTGCCGTTCTACCGGCTGCTGCAGGAGGAAGGGCAGAAGGTGCGCGGCCCGAGCAGCTTGCGTAGCCTCGTCAACCAGACGGCGTACAAACGGCTCAAGGGCGCTGACATCCCGCTGAACGATCTGCTCTCGAACGTGCTGATGAACTGGTCGCACCTGCTGAGCGCGAGCCTGCGCAACCAGGCGGCCACCGAGGCGCTGACGCAGGCCAACCGCGCGGGCATCGCTACGCCGATCAGGGCGCACCAGGCGGGCAAGGGATCGGTGTTCATCCGCGTCGCTGGGCAGAAGCAGTATTTCGACGTCGACGACGAGCTGGTGCTGGAGGCCCTGACGGCGCTCAATTGGGAAGGGTTCAACAACCCGGCGATGCAGATGATGCGCAAGTTCAAGCGCGGATTCACTATCGGCGTGACGGCGAGCCCCGAATTCCGTATCGCCAACCTGCTCCGTGACACGATCCACGCCGCGGCGGTCACGCCGCTGAGCTACAACCTGATCGGAAACGTGCTAACTGGCGCCAAGGGCACCAGCCCCAAGGGCTTGATCCGGGCCCGGATGTTGGCCGGCGGCGGTGAGATGCACTTCGGCCACCTGTACGCCGCAGACCCGGAAGCGGCGAAGCTGCGCATCCAGAAGGGCATCCAGGAGCACACCGTCCTGAACAACCCCGAGGCGTTCAAGACCTTCCGCGGGGCAGTCAAGACGATGTGGGACTCGTGGGCCGAGCTCGGTAGCCGGGTGGAGAACGTCAACCGCGCGGCGCTGTTCCAGCAGGTCCTCGACCGTGGCGGCTCGCTGCTCGAGGCCAACTTTGCGGCCCGGGACCTGATGGATTTCAGCGTGCACGGCGCGTGGCCGGCGATCCGCTTTCTGGTGCAGGCGGTGCCGTTCCTCAATGCCCGGCTGCAGGGCCTTCACAAGATGGGGCGGGCAGTCCGTGATCACCAGCAGCGCAAGCAGTTCGTGGCTGTGACCGGCGCGGTGATGATGGTCAGCGCGCTGCTGTACCTGCTGTTCCGCGACGACGACGACTTCAAGCAGCGCGAGGATTGGGACCGGGACAACTACTGGTGGTTCAAGCTGCCGGGCTCCGACTACCAGTTCCGCCTGCCCAAGCCATTCGAGGTCGGCGCGCTGGGTACGCTGGCCGAGCGCGTGGTGGAGCAGATCGTCGACGACGAAGCGCACGGCGATCTGTTTGCCGAGCGCCTGGGCTTCATGCTGCACCAGACATTCGCGTTCAGCGCGGTGCCGCAGATGTTCCAGCCGATTCTGGACATCTACGCCAACAAGGACCCGTTCACCAAGCGGCCGATTGAGAGCATGAGCATGGAACGGCTCTCGCCCACCGAGCGGCGCCGGGTGTGGACCACGCAGACCGGCATTGCGGCCAGCCTGGCGATGGACCGTATTTCGTGGGGCAAGGTGGTGCTCTCTCCGGTGCAGATCGACTACCTGGTTGAAGGGTACTTCGGGTGGCTGGGCGCCAGTGCGCTGGCCGGCGTGGACCTGATGGCCCGCCCCGCGACCGGGGCGCCGGTGCGGCCCGCCAAGCAGATTCAGGACTACCCGGTGATCGGGCGGTTCGTGCGGGAGAATCCGAACCGGCACAGCAAGTACGTCACCACCTTCTACGAGCAGCTCCAGGAGATTGAGCAGGCATACGCTGACATCCGCGCGGCGAGGAAGGTGCACGACACCGAGCGGGCGAAGTCACTGCGGGAGAAGCACAAGGATCTGCTCAAGAACAAGGCGCGCTACACGCGGGCGCAGCGGCAACTGCGGCAGATCAACAACCAAATCACGATCCTACACGCCAACGATTCGATGGATGCCGCGGCGAAGCGCACCCGGCTGGACGAGCTCACGCGCCGGAAGAACGAGATTGCCGAGCGGGTGGTGGAGTACGGTCAGTGAGACCAGCGCCCGGCATGGTCGCTGGAGTCATCGACTGACGGAGTGCGGTGGGGTGGGTAGCTGACTAGCAGCGTCAGGATCAAGATGGCGATGTAGACCCACCAGGACCAGTGCATTTTCATGGTGAGTGAATACCACGGTATCGCGCACCGAGCAACCCAACGAGGCCCCGCAAGGGGCCTTTTCTATGTGATCAAGAGGTTACGCGCATGGCAACAGCATCCTTGGTTCAGGCCGACGTCACGAACGCGGCGGAAAACTTCTCGATCCAGCCGCCAAAGCACGTCGATGTCTACCACGGCGACGGGGCGGCCGCGACCTTCACCATCCCGACCGGCGCCAACTACGTCGTGTTCTCCAAAGCGGGCACGGGCGACTTCTACGCCAGCACCATCCAGACCGCGGCAATCGCGAGCGCCGACGTCACTGACGGCACGGCCTCGATGGCCAATCCGTCTGTGTGGCGCCTGAGCGGGATCAGCGAAACGACGATCAGCATCATCGCGCCCGCTGGCGTCGAAGTCACCCTCGCGTACTACAAGTGATGTTCAGCCCACTCGTACATAACCCGTTCACCTGCCGTGGCGGCGGCATGGCGTCGGGCC